CGCGCGTGGCTGCGATCGTGGCGTCGCGCGTGGCTGCGAGCGTGGCGTCGCGCGTGGCTGCGATCGTGGCGTCTCGCGTGGCGGCGGCCGTGGCGGCGGCCGTGGCGTCTCGCGTGGCGTCTCGCGTGGCGTCGCGCGTGGCTGCGATCGTGGCGTCGCGCGTGGCTGCGATCGTGGCGTCGCGCGTGGCTGCGATCGTGGCGTCTCGCGTGGCGTCGTCAGTGGCGTCGTACGTGGCTTCGCGCGTGGCTGCGTCCGTGGCTTCGTTCGTGGCTACGGCCGTGGCGTCGTACGCGGCTACGGCCGTGGCGTCGGCCGTGGCGTCTCGCGTGGCTTCGCGCGTGGCTTCGTACGTGGCTGCGTCCGTGGCTTTGCGCGTGGCTGCGTCCGTGGCTTCGTCAGTGGCTTCTCGCGTGGCTTCTCGCGTGGCGTCGTCAGTGGCTTCTCGCGTGGCGTCGTCAGTGGCGTCTCGCGTGGCTTCGCGCGTGGCTGCGATCGTGGCTGCGTACGTGGCTGCGTACGTGGCGTCGCGCGTGGCTGCGTCCGTGGCGTCGTCAGTGGCTTCTCGCGTGGCGTCGTCAGTGGCGTCTCGCGTGGCTTCGCGCGTGGCTGCGATCGTGGCTGCGTACGTGGCTGCGTACGTGGCGTCGCGCGTGGCTGCGTCCGTGGCTTCGTTCGTGGCGTCTCGCGTGGCTTCGTCAGTGGCGTCTCGCGTGGCGTCGTCAGTGGCGTCTCGCGTGGCTTCGTCAGTGGCGTCGGCCGTGGCGGCTCGCGTGGCGTCAAACGTGGCCGACGATCCATTCTTGCGCAGATGCCATATCCACGCGGCGGCTCCGGCCGCAAACGCAGCCACAAAAGGAGACGGCGCAAAGACGATGCGGTGCAGCGGCGGCGGCTTGAGCCCAGCGGATTCGTAGAGTCCGACGATAGCGACCCGCATCGCATCGCGATCGGCGTCACCCATCGGTTTCGTAGACATCGCATTCCTGATCCACTTGTCAGCCCACGGCTTGAGCTGGGCGCGATGACCTTCGGTCAGGTGGTACTTGGTTTTCATGTCAGCTCTCCTCCATTTGTGCCGCGCGGATGACGGCAGTCATCGTTCCAGGCTCTGGATCGTGGTCCTCTGCACCGCACGCGCACACGCGCACGCGGTTGTAGCCTTCGCCGGAGTAGCTCCATCTTGAGCACTTGTGATTCTGACCAAGATGGGATTCCTTCGCACCGCTCTCAGCGCGCTTCAGTAGTTCGTGCATCCGAGTCGCCTCGGATCCGTCAGTGCCACCGGAGTCTGCCAACTCGACCTCCTTGGCCACCTGCGCCACGCGCAACAGGTGCTCGACGAATGCTTTGCGCTGCGCCCGCCCCAGGAGTCCGGTGGTGTGCGCGGCGATGTCGCCCGCGAGCTCGTCGATGCGATGGTACGCGTATTCGTAGGCTCCGCCGCTCATTGCTGGACTCCTTCGGCGCGCTCCGCAGTGAGCATCTTCAGCGCTTCGCTACGTCGGTCGATCGCTGCGGCTGCGTCGTGCAACGTTAACGTTGCAGTGCCGGACCACAGGATCAGGTTTGAATTTTCCCGCGCATCGACATGGCTGCTGTCCAACGCCTCGACACGGCTGTTGTCCAACGCAATAACTTGGCTGTCGCCCAGCGCCTCGACACGGCTGTTGTCGCGCGCCACTACGCGGCTGTTGTCCCACGCAACAACATGGCTGTTGTCCCGCGACTCGACATGGCTGTTGCCCCGCGCATCGACATGGCTGTTGTCCCGCGCATCGACATGGCTGCTGTCCAACGCCTCGACACGGCTGTTGTCCCACGCAATAACTTGGCTGTCGCCCAGCGCCTCGACGCGGCTGTTGCCCCGCGCATCGACGCGGCTGTTGCCCCGCGCATCGACATGGCTGTTGTCCCGCGCATCGACATGGCTGCTGTCCAACGCCTCGACACGGCTGTTGTCCAGCGCCACGACGCGGCTGTCGCCCCGCGCCTCGACACGGCTGTTGCCCAACGCGATAGCTCGCGTGCTATCGACCGTGTGCTTTCCAGTGTGGAAGATGTTGAGCGCGACTAGTTCTTCGTGGTTCAGTGGCCTATCTCCGAGTTTGACCCGGCGGGAGACGACCTTGAAGTCGTTATTCGCGTTCGAGTCTCCGAGCACATCAAGCGCCTCGGCCACCGGCCACACCTCGCATCCATCCATCCACCAGTACGCCGGATGCGTGGTGAGGTGCAGGCCGCGCGAGCAGGCTTCGAGTTCGCCCTTGACTTCATGCCACGCACCTGGCGTCCAAGTGAGATCGCCTCCGTGGCAGGACTTGAGGTTGACGAGCACCTTGTAGAGTTGCTGCGTCATCGGGCTTCCGCTCATTGCTGGACTCCTTTAGCGTGCTCCGCAGTGAGCATCTTCGGCGCTTCGCTACGTCGGTCGATCGCTGCGGCTGCGTCGTGCAACGTTGCAGTGCCGGACCACAGGATCAGGTTTGAATTTTCCCGCGCCTCGACACGGCTGTTGCTCCACACCTCGACGCGGCTGTTGTTCCACGCAACAACTTGGCTGTTTCCACGCGCCACGACGCGGCTGTTGCCCCGCGCCACGACGCGGCTGTCGCCCCGCGCATCGACATGGCTGTCGCCCCGCGCATCGACATGGCTGTTGTCGCGCGCATCGACGCGGCTGTTGCCCCACGCAACAACATGGCTGCTGTCCAACGCCTCGACACGACTGTTGTCCCACGCAACAACATGGCTGCTGTCCAACGCCTCGACACGGCTGTCGCCCCGCGCATCGACGCGGCTGTTGCCCCGCGCATCGACATGGCTGTTGTCCCGCGCATCGACATGGCTGCTGTCCAACGCCTCGACACGGCTGTTGTCCAGCGCCACGACGCGGCTGTCGCCCCGCGCCTCGACACGGCTGTTGCCCAACGCGATAGCTCGCGTGCTATCGACCGTGTGCTTTCCAGTGTGGAAGATGTTGAGCGCGACTAGTTCTTCGTGGTTCAGTGGCCTATCTCCGAGTTTGACCCGGCGGGAGACGACCTTGAAGTCGTTATTCGCGTTCGAGTCTCCGAGCACATCAAGCGCCTCGGCCACCGGCCACACCTCGCATCCATCCATCCACCAGTACGCCGGATGCGTGGTGAGGTGCAGGCCGCGCGAGCAGGCTTCGAGTTCGCCCTTGACTTCATGCCACGCACCTGGCGTCCAAGTGAGATCGCCTCCGTGGCAGGACTTGAGGTTGACGAGCACCTTGTAGAGTTGCTGCGTCATCGGGCTTCCGCTCATTGCTGGACTCCTTCGGCGCGCGCGGGAAGGGTACCGTCCAGGGCCTGAAACAAAGCCTTGCCAAGCTCCACGCATTTACGTTCCGACGCCTCGAGCTTGTCGAGAAAATCCCACCGCTCTTTGGCGGTACGGCGAGCTGCATCAGGAACCGATTCACCGAGTTTCACATTCAGTGCCGAGCGAGTGGCATACAGCTCCGTGGCGAGCTTGCTACGTTCGCGCTCAGTCTCTTCGTGGGTCGATCGCGATCGAAGCAGCTCCTCCTTCAAGGACTCTTGCTGCTGTTCGGCATAGAGCGCGCGCGCTTTCCACTTCGCAAGATCGCCACTGTCATTCGCAGTGGATGAGACGGCCCTGTCAATTTCCTCCGCCGCGCGCACTGCGATGCGTACGCACTCTTCGGCCGAGTTCAGGTCCGTCGCGTCGGCCCCCATCATCGGGACCACCAGACGCATGAGCATCTCCCTGTCCATTGCTTTCCTCCTGTTTCCTTGTAGCCGGGCTAGCCGGCGATGCAAGCCAAAATATATAGAAATGCTATCGCCGTCACGCACAACGTCATCGACACCACCCTGTTCCTCTGGTTGACGTTCACGGGACGATCTCCATTCGGTAGCCGCGCGTCACCACGGCCCCGCGTACGCCACTGCCGCGTTCCGAGGTCAGGATCTCGCGCAGCCTGGCCTTGTCGATCTTGATCGTCGTTTCCGTGGATACCACCTCGGGGCACGTCTCGGCGATGTCCGCTTCCGATGTCACATTGACCGTGGGCGGATTCGTTCGTCGTCGGATGCGCCATGCGCTGCCGCGCACCTCGGTACGGCCTTCCCCGATGGCCGACTGGTCGACGTACCGGAGGATGCGCTCGCGCAGGTTCCGGCGGGCCATGGCCGTAGCCTTGAGCTTCTTCGCAGCGACCTCCATGCGATCGGCTGCCCCCTCGAGCTGGAACAGGTACTCGGCTGCGTCATCTACGCGCATGCTCAGGTCGTGGGCAGCCCTGTTCCACCGCGCTTCCAGGTCCGAACCAGTAGGTATCTCGCCTCCGTTCTCGTCCAAGATGGCCTCCAGCTCCAGCATCTCGGCCATTACCTTCACCAGACTCCCAGTCATAGCCTCTCCTTTCGACACAGAATGCCCCAGGATCGCGTTTGATCCACGGCGCGACCACAGTGCCACGCCAGCCCAGCCTTCGTCCTAGGGCTTCCCAGGAGGCCGGGTGATCCACTCGCCCCTAGCTGTGCAGCTCGAGAAGGATGGCGCTCTCCAAGGCGTCCCGGAAGTAGTCCACCAGGCTTTCGTCGAGGTCCGAGTTGCCGAGGCTCACCTCGAGCGACTCGATCTCCTCGGAGCCGGGCTCCTCCCAGGTTGCCGGGCGTACGTCGACGCGGGCGTGTACGTCGAGGCCCATCCACTTCATGTCCACTTCTCGGATCATCTTCGTCGTCGTCCGTGGCATGGGGAGAGCGCTGCGCGCGCCCTCCCCGATCGCCTGTTATGGGTCAGAACGGCACGTCATCGTCGACGGTCGAGGTGGACACGGGGGCCGCGGTGTTGGTCATGTCCACGAACTCCCAGCTGGCGGCCTTGGCCTCGGCGCTCTCCGAGATGATCTTGCGCACCCACGCGGGGATCGACTCCTCGGGGACAATGAAGTCTCCGGTTGTGGGGTCGAGCGTATCGTACTTCAGGATCGGCGTCTCGATGGCGGGCCGCGGCATCCCCTTGGGCAGCGCCATCACGGACTGCACGGAGCTGAACACGCCGCCGGACTTCTTCGGCTTGTGCACGACACACAGCATGCACGGGGCGCCGATCACGGCGTTCAGGTCGAACCCGTCGAGCTCCTCGCGCGTGAACTTGCGCCCGCGCCACGCCTCGAGCACACGGCGCAGGTTGGCCTTTTCTCCGAGCGAGACGGTGTAGCGTGCGCTGATCCGGCGAGGCTTGTCCTCGCCCTTGTAGTTCATGCGCTGGTCCGGGATGTCCCAGAAGATCAGCACCTTCCGTGCTTCCTTGAGATCGCCCTCGTAGTTCTCGGATTGCGTGCCGAGGTCGACGACCCCAACGCACACCGCGGTCCAGGTTCCTTCCTCTACCGGCGGCGTCGAGTTGCCGCCTTCACGTGCGATGACCATGTGCTGTCCTTTTCGGGCATTGCGCCCTTTGTCCTGCGTGGAGATGTTTCGCTGACCCGAGTCGAGCCACGCCTCGAACTCAGCAGCATCCTTTGGGTTGCGCGCGAGGGTCTCGAAGCTCTCCCGCTCCGGATCTCGAGCCAGGTCGAAATAATCCGGCCACGTGTCCTCGATCGCGCGCTTCGTCATGCTCATGTTCACTGTCCTCCTGCAATCTATATAGCATTGTGGCCAGCGTTTCCCAGTGCGGCCTCACTAAAAAGAGCGGGCCGGGTTTGCAGTCCCCGGCTCGTTCACAACGGAGTCCGGCTCGCCGAGCTATTGGCGGCCGGGTGCGGTTACGCAACGGCTGCGAGGGCGAACAGCAGCCATGCGGTGAGGATCAGTAGGGCTCCGCCGGCGAGCCCTTCCAGGACGTTGCGCCTTGCGCTCATTGCTTCCTCCTGCGCTTGTGGCTCTCGGTGACCCCTGGCACGCGAATGCCCAGGGCCGTCTCGAGCTGTTTGATTCTGGTCCGCACGGCGCTCTGGCGCTGTAGCAGCTCGCTCCCGGCCCTGCGCTCGACGGGGACGGTGGAGCTTGCGAGCACGGAGCCTATTTCACTCATCTTGCGATGGGCCTTGCGCAGCTCTGCGATCCAGAGGGCGAGCTTGCGCTCGTCGACTGGAGCGCCGAGTCGCTGTAGCAGATCGCGCTCCCTGCGGGCCTCGAGCTTGTGCCTTTCGGCGTCCTTCTCGTCGGCCGGCAGCAGAAGATCGTCGGAGAACTTCAACGTGTGCGACATCGATGGCTCTGTTGCTGGTGCGTCGTGATCAGTGCCGTGCCCCCGACCGTCGGCGGCGGGGATCAACTCCTCGCGGGGGCTCGAGACTCGGGAAGGGGCAGCGCGTTTGTTCAGGGGGCTTCCTCCAAGGCCTGTCGCGAGTTCTCCTCGAGCACTCGACAGCCCGACCCCTCGCACCGAACCATCCTTCGCCTCCGGCTCTCCGCTGGCAGCCGGCGCGGCCTGAAATGCGACACCACGACCCTGCCGAACAACCGCGTGCCGCGCGAATTCACGAGCAGCCCACACTCTGCACACCGAGCTGGACGAGCGTCGAACTCCGCAAGACACCTGCGCCAAGCAAGCATGTCCGACGAATCGTTAACGTCGATCGACCGCCACCAACCCCACCTGCACGCGATCGTCATAACGGCAATGTGCGGCGGTCGCTCGCCACGCGGCGCGACGTGGCCGCATGCGGTGCAGATCTCGAACGACTTGACGTCAGGCAGTTTCATTCGACGCTTTTCCATTCGTGCTGCGTGCGCGCGCGCAACCAGTCGCTGCGCCGCACCACTTTCGCGCCGGCTGCAATCGCCTCGCTGCGCCTGAACGCGGACACCATGTAGTGAGCCGTCCACGTCATGGGCGAATCTCCAAAAGCCGTCTTGCCAGGTCCTGCGACCGCTCATCTAGCAGCGGCCCCATGCTGACTCCGCACAGAGCGCATTGGTGTACGCGATAGGGATCGCGCTCGCACTTCTCACCGTTGGCGAGATCGTGCTGGTGGGAGATGCTCACCACGAGCGTGCTGCCGATAGGGACGAGCGCCAGCACTTCCACGCGGATAAGTTGGCGGGTCATCGGCTCGCCTCGCTTCCTCCGCGTGCTTTGGCGAGCGCGGCGCGGACGACATCCATCGTCCCATCGGCAGAACAGAACGGACCATGACGGACGGCGAGCCGCTCGATAGTGGCGAGCGCAAGCTCCAGAGCCTCGTAAAGCTCCGGCGCGGATGCGATGAGGTGGGCGTTGGCGTCAAGCTCCACAAAGCTCGTGAAGTTAGGGCGTCCGCTCTTCGGATGCGTCCCGTACGCGAGATAGAAGCTCCCGCTACCCGTGACGATTGAGCGCCCGGCTTCCAAGCGCCAAGGTTTGGGGGTGAACTTCGGAGCGCTCATGCGAGAACCTCCTTTCGCTCGCCATTCAGCACCTCGCCGATGCAATCGGGATCGTCGCACGGAACGAAAACGTACCCCTTCGCTGTGCTCCCAGCCGCATAGCGGCCTCCCCAGCCGAGCTTTTTCGCCAGCACCAGCGCAGCTTCCCAATGCGCCTCTGCCACCTGGTTCGCCCCGTAGGGGTAGGGAATGGTCGCGCGGAACTTGTTTGCCGTCGCAACCAAGCGCGCCCCTCGATTGCTTGTGGGACCAATGAAACGCACCTCGATCGCAGCTCGTGCGTATCGCATAGCTCTAGCTCCGTTGTGTGTTGATATGCGCGTAGCGAGCGCGCGAAGCCATCGTCAAAGGCGCGGAGCTACCGCGCGAGACACCTTCAAGGGGTGTCTTTCGGCACGGGTTAGACCGATGCGTGATATTCCGCAGGTTTGCGCGAGGATGCGACACGAGAGGCTACGATCTGCCCACCTTCACGCTCCAATCGCTCGCATTCCCTGCGACACCATGCAACCGCGTAGTCTGCCGAGTCGTAGCGCAGCGAACGGTATTCGCGCACCTTCGGCGTGCTCACGGCGCTATTCGTCCCATCGTACGGAATGACACCATGCCAGCGAACGATTCCGTAGAAGCTAAGGGTGCTCACGATTGCACCCCCCCGCGCGCATAGTTGCGCTTGGTTTGCTCGAAACGCATCGAAGCGAGCCAACGCGCCTCTTTCACGGTCGCGCAAACCTCATCGATCTGCGCTCCGTTGTGGAGGACGATCCAGCCGCCGCCAAGCGCTTCCACGATCGAGAAGTGCCCGCATTCCGTCGAGCATTCCAAGCGCTCGAAACCGCGCTTTCCGGTGTGTGTGAACCTCACGATTGCACCTCCGCCCAGAATCCGTAGTCGGCTCCGTCCCCAGGATGCGCACCGAAGTACGCACCCGAGGGTGCATAACCATCCAACGCGTCGAACAGTGCATCCAGATCGCAGCCCGCATCTTCGCTTTCGAAGTAACCTTCGCCCTCCATGCGTTCCTCGATTCCTGTGGTCAGCGTGTCGACATCGTCGCTGTCCGACAGAAGCTTCAGTTCATCGAGGAAGCACGGGATAAGGTCCTCCGCGCGCATCGTTCCGAAAGAGACGCTGCCAAGCTTCGCTGCGTTTTTCATGTTCCTGGCTCCGTTGTGTGTTGATTGCGCGTAGCGAGCGCGCGAAGTCATCGTCAGGACGGGAGCGAACCGTCTACGCGGGACGGGCCCGCGTTTCGACCTAAGCCACCTCCCCTCGCGCCTTCGCGAGCGCGGAGCGGGCGCGCAGCGGATGCCACGGCTCGCGCGTCCAACCGCCCGAGGAGGTCACGGACGCACCAACGCGCGCTCGCCATGCTCGATCTCTCCGAGCACGTCACGCACGTCCGACGCGCTGTATCGTACCTCGCGCCCGTACCCAATCGCGCGGATGCCGTTGACGCGCGCCGTCTCGATCGGCACGTATCGCCTTAACGCACCGTCGTCGACCGCGCGCTCCAGCCAGTCAATCACTTCGGCGAGCGTCACGTCCCGTTCGGATTCGTCAAGGCGGTCGTTCCGGACCGCAGACAGCCTGTCGTATTCCGCGGTGATATCGCGGTCGGTGACCGCGGCGAGGAAGCGGCTCCCGTCGAAACGGGAGAAGATGTGTGCGTGAGTGTAGCGTGCGTTCATAGCTCTGAATCCGTTGTTCAGCGCGAGCACCATCGCCCGCGCGCCTCCATATATACGTTCTCCACGCCTCCCATGCTTCATGAATTCCGAGGAAACCTATATAGCTACCTCTATCTCCAGTCGCGGCACACACTTACGGCATGACCGAGAACGAGAGCGAGAGCGGCGCAGAAGGTGTTGTAGGTGATACGCGTGCGTACGCGCGGCTGCGAGGCAGTCGAAAGCGGGCAAAAAGGCGCGCGAATCAGGCGCGGCAGGCGCAGGTTGATCTCGTGCGAGCGGTGCAGCGTGCAGCTGAGCACGGCGTCACCGACCTCCCCGCCCTCCCCGCCGGCGTCCGCGCTTCAACCGGCGCGATGCTTGAGTCGATGCTCACTGCATCGGGCGGTGCGAAGGCGTACGCTCTCGCTCAGCGGCTCATCACCGAAGCCTTAGACGACAGCGCACCACGTTCGCTCGACGCCGCACGCATCGTGCTGGAGCGAAGCGAAGACCCGCGTGTCCGTCGAACCGAAACGACGCAGCGCAGCGCTCGAATCGTCCTCAATATCGATCAGCCGCAGGGGGACGGGGGGACGTTGGAGCTCGGCTCGGGTCCCATCCACGATGGAACAAGTTCTTCTTCATCACCTCTCCCCCTCTCTCCACCCCCTTCCCCTCCTCTCTCTCTCCCTCCCCCGCTCCCTCTCCCCTCTCCCGCTCTCTCTCTCCCTGCTCCCCTCTCTGTGGACGACGTCAACGTTCACTCCCCATCCGCCGCCGCAGCTCCTGACTCCCTAGCTGAGCGTGTGGCCAAGCTGGAGGCTAGCCAGGAGGAGATGTTGTCCCTGCTGAGATCCTTGGCATCCAGGATTGTGGGGGGATAGGGAAGGGGGGGGATGCTGGGGGGTGCTTGGAGTGCGCGCGAGGGGGAGTTTTGGGCTCCCTGGGGGGTCGCGCGATAGCAATTTTTGACGATTTTTGCAAGTAGCTTGGGGTGCGTAGTTGGCACCTAAGTGCTTGCTGGTGATGGGGTAAGAAAATAGGCGATTTACGGACTCTCACGTGGATTTCTGGGACGTGAGATTTTGGGTCTTCGGGGCTCTGTTGAGTGGAATGTAGGGGGGTGGTTTTGTGGCGTGGTGTTGGCGGTTGCAGTTGCGGCAGGGGGTGTGGAGTCGGCTGCCGCGGGAGAAGAGGTGGGTGGGGACCAGTAGGCGGCAGACGGGGCAGCGGCGGGTGCCGGGGACTCTGGAGTACGGGTGGTTCATGGGAACAGCTTGATCTGCCCGGGGATGTCCTTGCGATCGGCAGGAGCCTTCTTCCGCGTGGAAGGGTCGTAGCCCAGAGGTGGAGCGTACGGGACCTTTCGGCCGGTGGTCATGTCCACGACGTGGAGCTGGGCAAGGTGTCTCTCGTACAGGCTCCTGTGCATCCGGTCAGGGCAGAACGGACAGCGCACGTAGGGGCCAAGGCTCTTGGGGGAATTCATACAGCGCCCTCACCCACGCTGGCCGCATGCTCAGCACAGGCCCGCACCACACTCGGACGGCGCAAGTACACCCGCATGGCCTCGCGCAGCAGATGGGAACGGTTCACACCCTGCGCCAGAGAAGCGTCATCCACACGACGGATCAGACTGGGCTCCGCCAGGAACAAGTAGGGCTTCTTCTTCTCACGCACGATCTTGGACTTGCCGGCATTCTTGGTACTCATGGTGTCCATATATAAGAATCCTGGGAAAGGTCAACCCTAGTAGCGAACAATCGTGGGGCGTGAGAGACGCTCGGAAGCCACACGAGACTCAAAAATGCGCTTGCGCAAGACACCGGGCGTGGGGGGCCAGTCACACTCGTAGCTTCCGTCGCTGCGCGCCACAGTGGCCCTAGAATGCGCCAGGATCGCGGCGGAGATCTCCTTGGCCTCGCAGCCGTCCAGGACCACCATCCACGAAACTAGAGCGTTTGGTGCGGGCTGGAAGCGTGCGCCGTAGATCCCCGAGAAGAACTCGAATCCCTGGCGGATGGCCTCCATAGGCGACTCGGCCACGCGGTGGCCCTTGGAGCACAGGGCCATGGCCTGTTCTGGTTTTGTCTCCTGGCGGGCGATGGTTGGGGTCTGCGCGGGGCGCTCGGGTATCGCCGGCACCGTGGAGCCCTCGGAGCGCGGAGGGAGCTTGAACTCGAGCTTTTCGGGTCCGCGGCTCACAGGACACCCCCAAAGCGCTCGGCCGTGTCGCGGGTGAAGCTGTCCACGGCGTCTAGGGAGGATTCGGACTTGGACCTCGCCTGGAGCGAAACGGCATGCGTGGCGTACCGCGAGGCGAAGATGCGCGGCGTGCAGTTCTTGACCTCGAACGGGTCCTTGGACTCGCAGAAGCGCGTGATGCGACGCTTGATCTCGTCCACAGGGAACTGACCCTGTAGGTTGCCCAGGGCCGCCGCATCCGGAGAGGCGCCTCGCTTGCCGTTGCGCATCGTCGCAACCCAGTCGAAGGCCACACCCCGCGTCCGCTGGTACTCGCTGTCCCACCAGCGCGTCAGCTCCGTACCTCCACGCCGGGGCACACGCTCCGAACCATCCGCGCGCCCCGGCGCGCATTTCTCTACTCTCTGTATGTCTAAGCTCTGAGTCCTGAGTCCTGAGTCCTGAGGTTCCGAACGCTGCTTCGAACGACCGTTCCGAACAGCCGCACTGGCGAGGCCTGCAAGGCACTTCTGCCTGTCGCGCACCAAGGAGGGGAAGAATCCGTTGCCATCAGGCATGGAATGGATCACCCCTGCGGAAATGGCCTCAGATATGGCTGTTCGCAACGACCGTTCGGAACGACCGATCGCAACAGCGTTCGAAGTAGCGTTCAAAATTGACCCGTACGGCTTGTTGGTGTGCGCGTAGCACATCAGCTCCAGGATGATCGCCTTGGTCTCGTCCGAGAGACACCTCAGACGCATGTTCCCCAGCCAGTCCGACGGGTAGAACTTGAACCAGGCATCGAAGCGCGTGGGATGATCGTCGCCCTGTGACATACCCTGTACCCCCTGTGGTGTTAGACGGCGTTCGGCGCGGAAGGCCCGCTCCGTGACGCGGCGACCATATATATCCCATCCGCGTGGTGGTCAATGGACGTTCCTGTTTTCGTGGAACGCGCACTTCCTGTTGGTGCGAAACGGTGCTAGGGTTCCGCAACCCTCCTGACTGCCGGGCCTCGAGCTGTTGCACACTGTGGCTCGAGGCCCACTTTGTCTCGGTTCTACCGCTTGCGTTTCGCTTCGGCGTAGCTACAACCAGTAGCGATGCCTCTTCCGATTCTCGCGAAGGTACTCGACCTCGTCGCTACCGAGAACGATGCCGTCGACATCTCGAGCGGTGTTGGGCCTGCGATCTACCAGGGAGACTCCTACGAGATCGAGATGCAGATCCTCGACGAGAATGGTGACCCGTTCTCGCTCGGTGCGACGCTCTCGCCGGATTGGGAGATTGCTGCTCAGTTGCGCAGCGACTACGCGGACTACGCGGACGGTGTTCCGCTCCTGGAGTTCACTGGAACGGTCGAGGACGGGCCGAATGGGCTTGTGCGCATATCGGCAACTCCGACCTTGACGGCGGAGCTTGTGGACATCTCTGGTCGCTGGGACGTCCAACTCGTGAATCTGTCCGATGGCAACTACGCAGTCGGATACACGCAGACCGTGATCCGCGGTCAGTGGAAGCTCTTGCAGGAAGTCACACGAGAATGAGCGGCAACGAGTTCGTCCAGGCCATCATGCCTTCGACTGGAATCTCGACAGCTGTCCGCAGCTACGCCTACAACCACGGGATCGTCGACCCGGACGAGTACGATGCGCCCGAGCTTCTCACGCGGTTCTACGGTCGGTGGCGCGTTGGGATCGCCAACGAGCTGAATGGTGAGCTGTTCCAGCAGCGCGCAGGGATCGTGATCGCGAATGCGACGGATGATCCTGGGCACGCCGGACTCATGGCTGTCATCCCGGCTCCGGTTGCGTCCACGACGGTCAACATTGGTCCCGGTCTCGTCAACCTGTGGGACTACTCTGGGATCACGATTCCTCCCGGGGCGCTCACTCGGGGTGCGATCTTGCGCGGAAGGATCGACGGACGATTCACGCTCGAGAACGTCACTGGGCGAACGGATATCGACGGAACCGCGGATCACGTCACGGTCGTGTTCTCACTGGATCCGAACCAGAGCGCTCTCGTGCAAGACAATCGGATGCACGGGGAGGTCGCTGGGAGCACGGCTGCGGCCAACATCGGATGGAACCCGGATGATTCGTACGATGTCGGTTCGGTCAGTGATGACGGATCTGCTCTATTGGTCACGCACACGCTTCGCCACGGCATCACGCTCGACGACGAAATTCGTTTCGCGGTACCAGACGGAAGTGGCCTGGCAGTCCCTCCGGACCTGCTTGGAGGCAAGCGCTACTTTGCAGGCGTTTCCTACGAAGTATCGATCACGACTGACGGCACTACGACGGTCAGTGGGGCCGATCTTGCGGGTCTCGATGTCGGTGATCCGTTGGTCGTTGTCTTGGCTGGCGCGACTGGTCTCTCCGGAACCTACGAGATCCTGAGCAAGCCAACCGCAACTACCGCGACGATCTGCACTCTTCCGACTGGGACGAGTGGAACTCCGACTGCGGTATCTCCGACTGCGGGAACGTTCGTCGCGACGGCAACGTCAGCGCACAGCTATCGCGTGATGCGGCAGCTTTCGTCTGATGGCGCGGTGAGTGGTGCGACGTCCGCGAGCGGTGCGAAGACGCTCCAGAATGCGGCCTTCGCTGCGGCCGAGATTGGAGACAAAGTCTACATCTCTGATGCGGGTACGAGTGGAATCACGGTTGGGCTGTACGACGTGACCAACGTAGCCGGAAACGTCATCACTCTGAACCTTCCTGGGAACGCGTCCGCGACCGTCGGTGACGTCGAGTGCCAGCTCTACGCGAACGTTCAGTACAACCTCACCGATCCGCTCGCGGAGAGCGACGAGGTTGTTGCTGTCCGTTTCGGATACGGGTCGATGCACCAGTTGACGTGGTGCTTCTCGTACGCCGTCGCCGACGAGATCGTCGGTCCGCACTACTACACGATCCACTACGAGTTGATCGCGATGGGGCGGACCTCGTCCGACCAGAAGGGCATCATTGGCCGGGCGGTGATGGAGGTGAGTGGATTCGGCGAGGAGGCGTCGTACTCCAAGCAGAACAACCGCAAGCTCATCACCGGACAGGAGGTGTTGAAGCGCGGTCCGACCATCATCTCGAGGGTGACCCCAGGAAACGGCCAGAACACGTCTGGAATCGCGGCTGCGACACCGGAAGACCTTCCCGGCGCTCCGCTGATTCTCGCGAAGCAGCGGTACTACACCGACTCGACGAGCACGTCGTTCACCACGGCGACCGCGAACAACGCAGCCGACACGTTATCGCACTCGAGCTTCTCGGCGCTGCGGGTGGGGAACTCGATAACGATCAGTAATGCCGGGACATCAGGCATCGGGACGGGTACCAAGTACGTTCGGCAGAAGACGGACTCGACGACCATCCAGCTTGCCACGACCTCATCTCTCGTCACCTTGGTGACCGTTTCCGGGGACAGCGTTGGGAATGTCCAGGGATCGTTCGGCCCGCTCTCGTTCAACGCCTACGACTCGACGATGTGGGACTACGGCGGCCAGTGGGATGTTGTCAGCATCGACAAGCGCTTGTTTGGCGGAGGCTTCTACCCTGGAAGCTCGGTTGCGATCACATCGGCCACGTACAACGCTGCGGCTCGTGTGCTTCAACAGGCAGGGGCCTTCACGTCCTACAGTTTCAGCCCTGGGGAAACGATCTACATCTCCAACTGGGGAAACTCGACTGGTGGAACGGCTGGATTCTTCGAGATCGAGGCAAAGCTCGCGAGCAATCGCATCAAGTTGGTCGCCGGCCAGTCCGGGCTACCGACTGGAAGCACGTCGTCTGGGTCCGTGGTTGGCCACGTCGACTTCCTTCCATTGGTGTCCTACCTCGGAGAGGACGCTGGGTCTGCGCAAACGAATGAATACGCAACGGCCACGCATGTTGTTCGCGACGGCGAGGTGATCGGAGATGTGGTCTACCACGACAACATCAAGCAGGAGCTGTTCGTTCGGCTGCGAGATCCATCGGAGCATGTGATCTACGGCGACAGCCTCACCCTCAACACGTACAAGCGCGAAAAGACGAGCGGCACCGGATCGTGGGGGTTCGGTGTGAACTCGACGACCCCGTACCAGACGTTCAGCGTCACCGCGGGTCGTGTCAAGCATGGGCCGCAAGACACTCGTATCGCGATCCGCGTCGGAGTCGACGGAGATCAGAACGGAGACGTCGAGCTGGAAGTGCGTTCCGGAGAGGCGTTCATCATGCGCAGGAAGAGTGGCTAATGCCCGGAATCAAGTCCGTCTACACCGCGAGGACCGCCGACGTCTGCGTCAAGTACGCGGACGATCATGAGTGGTGCCAGTTCGAGATGTGGCTGCCGAGCAGCTCGGCCATTGCGGTCATCGCCGACTTCCGCGGCGGAGGAGGCATCTCGCAGCCCGCGATCTGGGACTACGGATGGTTCCCGAGCGAAGAGGCCGCGGACAAGGCGTACATCGACCAGCTCATGGACGCTGGGATCGCGTACGCCAGAGTCGAGTACCCCAACTTTCCGCACGCCGACGTCAACTCGAGGCACTGGCCGAACGTCAGGTCTCCGCATTCGTGGCGCATCGCACGCAAGGCGATCCAGTTCATGCAGACGAATGCGCTGAACGGGAAGATCACTGGAACGCGCAGCCGAACTTTGCCGCAGAACTACACGGGGTACGTGACTTCCGGCACTTCGATGGGCGCGTACATCGCAGCGCAGATCGCTCTTGCTTCCGATGGAATGAGCGCGTACGAGGACACTCTTTCGCTTTCTCTTGGCGACAAGACGATGCGCGCTTCTGGGCGCGTGAAGGGAGCGATCTGCACCGACCTCCCCGGTGTGTTCACGATCTACGACGACTCCATCAGCGGAGACGGCATCCAGTTCTTTGGTGCGTCCGAGAATTTCACACCGGACATCGTCAACGCAAACACGACCGCCGCGGCGCAGAACGACATCGTTCAGAAGTGGAACAGATGGTCGAACATCCCGAAGGAAGCGAAGGAGTCGATCGGTCTCGTTGGGCACATCAACGCGAACTCGTCGGAGAACAGACACATCGGCCTGTTCTTGAACGGCCCTGTGTCTGCGGAGGAGGGAAGCTATCTGACGAGTGGGCTCACAATCATTGCGACGGGGTACTCTGTCGTGGGGTCGCTTTCGGCGGCGTCGAGCATCACGACTCCCGTGGCCGGCAAGGGCGGGACTGTGAAGCTCGCGGTGGAGCAGAATTCGACCCTGTACGTGTACGTCGAGCCAAACTCGGCTACGAATAGCGGGATGCCGGACAGCTCCGTCACGGACGACTGGACCGGTGCCCTTACGGTCAAGGACGCCAGCGGAGTCACTGTGGCCACCGTTACGTCTGGCGCGTACATCGCGAGCGGTTCGGACGTGTACAAGACGTTCCTGACGCGCTCGAGCGCCGTGAGTACCGCGATCTCGAGCGATCTCGATTCGTTCAGCAGCTTGCAGACGGCGCACCCGATCACGTCGGCGGCGATCATCAAGTACTACAGGGATCTCGTGTTCGCGCGAAACGGACAGACGAGCCTGGATCGCTTCTACGGAGGATCGCACTACCCCGCGCAGATCAGCGGGGACACGTCTGGTTTCAACTTCGACGCTTCTCTCGTGTACGGGGATGAAGTGATGGACTGGATCCGTACTGACTTGGGGATCGACGTATGAGTCTCTTCGGAACGAACATGCAGATCGCGATCGGCCAGGTGTTCCTGAACGGGGACATGACGGCGATCGACAATCCCGTTGCGAGCACTCTCGGGATCTCGCAGTCCACGACGACGGCAAACAATCTGTGGCTTGCTTTGTTCACTGGCAACCCTGGAGAGACCGGCGCTTCGAACGAGTGCAACTCATCGGGCACGAACTACGAGGACTACCAGCGTGTTCCGATCTCTCGCATTGGGAGCACGTCGACGCCTCCGACGACCACGGTCAACAAGTGGCAGTTGTCGACGTCCGGCGACATCTCCGTGTTCACCAATCTCGATCCCATCAGCTTTGCGCCGTGCGGAGCTGTCGGCGGAGCCGTCGTGAAATACTGGGGGCTGTTCGATGCGAGCACGGGCGGGAACCTGATCTCGTACGGTCCCCTTGTCGCGTCCGGAGCCTCGTGGAAGATCGGGATGGCGGCGGACACGTCGACGTACGACATTACTGCAAGGTCGCATGGGATGGTCGCGGACGACCCCATCCTTGTTGTGAAGGTGTACGGCGGACAGGCGACTCTTCCGACTGGCCTGGCGGAGGGAACGACGTACTACGTCGTCGCGTCCGGACTGGCGACGAACGTGTTCCGCGTGTCCACGTCAGTCGGTGGGGCGACGCTCGCTATCTCCAACGTCGGCCCGTTCTTGTTCATCAAGTCCGCGTCGATCACGGTCACGAGCGGCGGCATTCCGACGATACCTGCCGGCGCAATCGCAGCGCTGCGAATCACTTAGCATGCCCTCGCTGTTTTTCATCACGATGCGCGGCGACTCGCTCTGCGGAGCGGTTGGCATGCTGTCCGGCATCACGGACCCCGGCATCGTCATGTACTGCGATTCCATCCAGGGGGCGATCTGCGAGTCCATCGAGCCGTCTGATCCGTCGATCCCGATGTACTGCGAGTCGATGTCGGCGGCGCTGTGCGAGGCCGGAGTTGTCTACGATTCGACGGCCACTCCGTACTCGATCACGATGTACTGCGATTCGATCTCTGGCTCGATCGGGAATGCTCGAGTGTTCGTCGACATGGAGTATCGCTTCGAGTTTGCGTACTTCGACGAGTGGCAGCCGCAGAACTGCGGCTCCGTGATGTACGGCTGGTCGTCCTCTGGGGCGCAGGAAGGGCAGGCGCAGCAATGAGCCGAATCGGGAACGCGGAGGAGTACCAGGGCGCGTCCGTTCGCCTCCAGAATCGTCTGGTCCTGACGGATCAAAGCTACCTGGTCCCTGACGATGTCGAGGCGTGGACGGTGAAGGCGTTCGAGGGAAGCCGTCTAATCAAGACGCTGGTCGACGCAGAGATCGACGCGACGGAGAACTTCTTCGCCGAGCTGCAAACCTCGAATGGATGGTCAAGGGATGCCATCGGGTACAACTTCGAGTACGTGCTCGCTGGCGATGCGTTCAAGACCGAAGGCGGTCACACGTATCGCATCGAGTTCGACGCTCGAACGGCCGACGAGACCGTGAAGTGGGTTTGGATGTACAAGGTCTTGCCCTGGCATGGGGTGCGGTGATGGTCGCACTGGACAAGTACGTCCCGCAGCCAGACGACATTCAGATGAAGCTGCGCGGTGCTCCCGCGTGGCTGTTCAAGTCTTTGGTCACGTACAAGGGGCCTCTGACTCCACGTGAGATCATCATCTGCGGCCCAGGCGGTACAGGAAAGTCGCGTGGCGTGTTGCAGGTCATCGCGGCCATCGCCGACACCACGCCGAACATGCGCATTTTGCTATCGCGCAGCTCGCGTGAGGACATGACCAGCTCGACACTTGTCGAGTGGGAGGAGTGCTTCCCGGAGGGGCACTCGGCCCTGCGGGGGCCAAGGCGCGAAGGGCGCAGCATCTACCATTTCGACAACGGGACCGAGGTTGCGTGCATCGGACTCGATCGGTCGTCGAAGGTGTTCTCCACGAAGTGGGACATCATCTACTTCGAGGAACTCACCGAAGAAGGGGTGAAGCTGGATGACTGGGAGCTGTTCTATCGCGGCCTGAGAGGCGGGCATCCGTTCAACAACCAAAGGTTGCTGATCGCAACGTGCAACCCAACACATCCGCAGTCGTGGGTCAGGCAGCGCATTCTTGCGAATCTGTGCGAGACGCACCTGACTCGCCACGAGGACAATCCAAGGTGGCACAACGGACGTGTGCTTCCGAATGGTGAGTACGATCCCAACGGATGGACCGATGACGGCCGCGCATACATGGCCGGCATGCACCGGCTGACCGGGCACCGCAGGGCTCGAATGCTCGAGGGTCGCTGGGTTGCGTCCAGTGGCCTTGTGTGGGACGAGTGGAACGAGGAGCTGCACCTCGTCAATGCCGAGATCTCGAACTCGCCAGGGCTCATCACGGTCAAGCCGGACTGGTCTTCGCATCCGATTGAGATCCAGTGGACGTTCGCTTCATTCGACTGGGGGTACAGCGATCCAGGCGTGATGCAGGTCTGGGGCGTTGATGGATCTCGCCGAATGTGGAGGCTTGCGGAGATCTACAGGACGCGCGAGTCGCTTGACTGGTGGGCCGATCGCGCGGCGGAGTTCTACATCGAGTTCGGATTGAGCGCGATCGTGGCGGACCCGTCACGCAACGACGCCATCGACGCCTTCAACTCGAGGATCGCACGAGATCGCGGTCATGCGATGCCTGGTTTCTGCCGAGCGGCGGACAACCGTAGGGTTGGGGATTTCGGTGGTCTGTCGGCTGTGCGAACCGCATTGACGTTGCAGTCCGATGGACACCCTTCGTTGTTCGTGATCCGCAACACGAAGAGGTACTGGCCCGATAGATCGTTGAAGGACCTGGCGAGTCTGACTTGCCTCGAAGAAGAGGTCCCCGCCTACATCTACAAGGTCGAGAAGGATGGAAAGCCCAACAAGGATCAAACAGATCCGCGTTGCGCGGACCACGCCTGCTTCGTCGCTGGGACGCCGATCGAAACAGAGCGTGGCCTGGTCGCAATCGAAAACGTTGCTGTCGGCGAGCGCGTGTGGACTCACGCTGGACTGCGTACGGTTGTCGACGCGGCCATGACCGCAGTGAATGCCGACGTGTTCGAGGTTGTTCACGACGACGGCATTCTCGTTGGAACCGGCAACCATCCGGTGTGGACACAGCGCGGATGGGTTCGTATTGACGCTCTGACGCCTAGCGATATGCTGTGTGGATGGAAGTCGAAGTTGTCGAGTACGGCGGGCGCACCTGGCGGAGATACCCAAACAGTCGACACGAGTCGGTTCGCCGGTACTTCCGATGCAGCCGCACGTACCTGCATCATCGCGTCTGGATCGGCGCGCACGGCGCAATCCCGAAGGGCCATCACGTCCACCACCGGGACGGAGACACCGGCAACAACGCGCTCTCAAACTTGGAGCTACTCACTCCCGCCGCGCACTCGGCCGAGCACTGGAGCGAAGAGCGCGCAGCGGCCTCTAGGAAGCGGCTTGATCGCATCCGGCCGCTTGCCGTGGAATGGCACCGATCTGAGTCTGGACGCGAGTGGCACCGAAAGCACGCGCGTATCGTGGCCGATTCGATGCAGCCGAAGCTCGCTTCGTGCCAGCACTGCGGATCGCAATACGAGTCGAAACGTCCGGTCAAGTTCTGCTCGAACGCCTGCAAGTCGGCGGCCCGTCGATTCTCTGGAGCCGACAACGTCGGGCGTGAGTGCAGTAAATGCGGAGCGCGATTTAGCGTCAGTCGCTACTCGCGTGTCTCGCATTGCAGCCGTTCGTGCGCGCGGAAACGCTGACGTTTTCAACCTGACCGTCGAAGACGCGCACACGTATTTCGCGGGCGGCGTGCTCGTCTCGAACTGCGACGCGATGCGATACGCCGTGACGTTCGCGTACTCTCGGGATCTTCGACACGAAACCCGCAGGGTCATGTGTACTCCTGGGACCGTTGGCGCATTGCCGACGTGGCCTGGTGGGAGCACCTTCGAGGAGTGGTGGAGCAGGCAAGTATGAAGAAATCCGAAGAGAAGGACCCGGTGAAGGAACTCTGGTCTCAGATCGAGATCGCAGAGAAGGCTAGAGATCGCACTCTCCGGAAGTTCGACGAGATGGTCCGCGCATACCACACTCCGTGGTACGACTCGGTTGGAGGCCAGGACTACCTCAAGAACCACTACTACGAGTTCGTTTCGCTGCGTCTTCCGCGTGTTGCATTCCAGAACCCAGTTGTCTCTGTTCGAACGACAAGCTCGTCGGACATGAAGAAGGTCTTGGAGGCGCGCATGTACCACCATGCGCTCAATCGCTGGGTGCGCGACGTGAACTTCGTCAGGACGGCCGAGAAGGTCGCTCTTGACTACTTCTTCGGGCATGGGGTGATGCTCACCTTCAACGACAGGAAGGCTGGGTACGAAGAGTCGGAGGATCCGATCTACATGCCGCGGTGCGCTCGGGTTGACCCGAAGCTGTGGGCTATGGATCCACAGGCGAGGTCTTACGAGGAGGCTCGGTATGCCTTCCATGCCGTCGTCGAAGACAAGGATGAGCTTGTCAAGAGAGCGAGGGCTGACGCGAACAGGAACGAAGATGATCGAGAGGGGTGGGACGTCGAGGCCATCGAGAGCATGGCCGAGGGGTCGGGCGTCGAGAAGTATGTGCGCGACGTGAACTTCGAGGCGCGCATGAACCTTGTCGTCTACTACGAGGTTTGGTGCCCGAGCGAGCAGGTTGAGCCTGAGAACACTCCGGAGCGCGGATTCCACGGAGTGTGGAAGACGATCGGCTATGACGTCGGCCACCGCGCTCCACGGATCATCCGGAAGACGCGAGACTACTACGGACCGCGATGGGGACCGTACACGCTGTTCGGTTGCTACAGCGTCCCAGGAAAGCCGTATCCGCTGGCTCCGCTTCTTGCGACGTACTCGCAGGTGAAGCAGTCCAACGACAACCGATCCGTTATTCGATCGAGCGCGGAGAACTACAAGCGAATGATCTTCGTCGACGAGATCGACAAGAAGCTCGCTTCCGCCGTCAAGAACGGAAAGCATGACTACGTCTACCCGCAGAGCGGTCTCAAGAAGGACAGCGTTGTTCCGGTCGAGATCGGAGGGGTCACGGATCAGATGATCGCCGTCCAGGGGATCTTCGACAACGACGTGGATCGCATGTCCGGCATCCTCGAGACGCAGCGCGGACAGGTCTCTGGTGATGCGACGGCCACGGAGAACGCGATCGCGAACGTATCGGCGTCGAATCGCGAGGGCTGGCAGATCAAGAAGTTCTGGGATGCCTGCGCTCAGGTTCTTCGGACCGTTAGGTGGTACATGGCCAACGAGGAACGAATCGTCACCGACCTTGGCGATGATGTTCGAGACGAGATCGGTGAAGGTCGCGCTGTGTTCATCGGTGGACGGGCCACGGAAGAGAACTGGAGTGGCATTCGCCGTCGAGCGAAGGCTCACGCGGGGATCGACCTACCGGAGGAGTTTCCGCTGGACCTCGATCAATCCAAGGGCGTCGACGACCAAGAGTTGCAGATCGAGGTGTCGTCGATGTCCAGGCGCGATGAGATGCAGTCGCGCATCGAGGCGTGGGACAAACTGATGCAGGTGTCGCAGATCGCGCAGATGATGACGACCATGCCCCATGTCAGGTGGGACAAGGTTCTTCCTTCGTATGCGGCAGACCTCGCGATCCCTGATCTTCCGTCGTACTACGACATGGACGAAGCAAGGATGCTTGCGGATCTCAATCTTCAGGCTCTCTCCGAAGGGGGGCAGGGAGGAGCCGCGGCGGAACAGAATCACAACATGCCCCGTCCGCAGTTGTCCAAGCTGTCTCAGCGCAACGCCCCGGACTCTAGGTCGAAAGATGCGGCCATCCCCGGCCAGCGCAGTGGGAACAAGGCTTCGCACGGCAAGAAGGTGTCGTGATGCGATACGAATACGAATCAGAAGACGGGAACGTGATCGAGATCATCTGTTCGATGCTCGAGGCTCCTCCGATCGGACACAGGATCAAGAAGGACGGAAAGGAGTTCGTCCGGATTCCTTCGATTCCAGGTGTCCGCGTTGCGCCAAAGAGCACCATCGTGTCCTGGACGACGGACCCAAACGATCCCGATGCTCCGCACCAGGTTGACTTTGGTGATGGAATGAAGCTGACCGCGTTCGATTCACGGCGGGAGATTGACGATTGGGTAGCGAAACGGAACGATAAGCAACAAGGAACTGGCAAGTATGTCTACGACCCCCACGCCTTCTGATTCCGCGGCGCCCGAGGCAGCCGCATCTGAGGTCAAGTCGGAAGTTAGCCGCGAGGCCCGTCCCACGCCCGTGCTCGACAAGCTGTTGGGCGTTGGAGGGGCGGCGCCGGAGCCCGAGGTCAAGTCCGAGGCGCCCGCGGAGGTCAAGGAATCCAAGCCTGTCGAGGTGCCCCCCGATCGCCGGGAGGCGCACGAGAAGGCGATCATGGCGATTCGTCGAGCCAAGGTACCGGAGAGGATCTGGTCGTCGCTCGACCCAGAATCGGTCATTGAAATGGGTACCGGTCTCGCAGAGATGCAGGCCGGGTCCGACAAGCTCTCACAGGAGCTTGGTGAGTTCAGGAAATCCGTAGCGGCCAAGGAGTCCGATTCCGCAGCGAAGCCCTCTGCGGCGAAGGAACAACCCATGCCCGACTTCGGAGAGAACCTCAGCCGGTTCTCCGAGGACTTCCCAGAGCACGCTGAGGGCTTGAAGCTGGCACTCGCAAAAGCCGTCGAGATCGCGCAATCTAGGGCACAGCAGGCGATGGAAGAGAAACTCTCCACGCTTGGTCTGGACCGGATGGGTCGTGACCTGACGAACCTGCTGATGAAAGAGGCTCGCGACGAACTGGGGGAACGTTTCCCTCAGCTCGCTGACAAGGAGCGGAGCAAGGCCGTTGTCCCGATCATGGAGAGGCTCGCCAAGACGGGCGACTACGACAACATCGTGTCGCTCATGGCCGATGCCTCTGCCATTGCTTTCGCGGACGATGCGCGCAACTTGTCGAAGTCTCATGCTGCGACGCAAGATCACAAGTCCCGAGACAAGGGACAGCCCACCGTGAACGGCAAGACCAAGGCGAGCGACGGACCTTCCCTGTTCGACAGGCGAATGGCGAGGCTCGCCGAGATCGAGCAGCAACGGCGCTGACCCGAGTTAGGGGAAAGGAAAGCTCTCGATGGCTTCTCTACTGGACATCTTCTCGGACTACCAAAAGTCCAACGAGTCCGCGTACACCAAGGACGCGCTCGACATTCAACGTGACATCACCAAGAACACGTACGCACTGGCCTTCTTCGCCCGCGACAAGGAGATGGCTCAGACGTTCCAGTCCGGCAAGGACATCAAGTGGTACCTGGAACTCGAGCAGGCTGGAACGGCCCACTTCTACAAGCCGGGTGTGACTCGCGAGGCCCCCATTCAGGTTCAGACCCTGAGCCTGGGGCAAGCGAACTGGCGCTTCCACCGCAACTACATGTCGTGGAACAACGAGACCTTGATGCTGAACAAGCCGGGCACCGACCCGCTTGGTCATCGCCCCTACATCATCTCGGTTTCCGAGAAGATGCAGGGCACGACGTGGATCGACTCCCTGAACCACATCGAGGATGCGCTGATGGCGACTCCCTCGTATTCGGAGATGGAAGTCGGTACGGGAACTCTCCCGTACTCTCTCGGAACGATCATCACTGAAGGTACTCCGGGCACGAACCTGGGAACCGTCCCGGCGAACTGGACCGGAACCACGATCTTCGGGATCGACGCTTCGGCCAAGGCGAACTGGCGCAACCAGACGGGGAACTACGCGTCGGTCGGAGCGATCTCCGGCACGGCTCCGCACCTCTTCGTTGCGATGCGCAAGATGTACAACAAGTGTCGGTTTGACCAGCTTCCCATGGAGGCTCGGTACGCTGACAAGCGTCAGATCCCGAACCGGATCTTCTGTTCCCTGGGCCACGGTCAGGGCGCGTACGTGTACTCGATGCAGGCGACTTCGAACTTCGTCACGTACATCGGCGGGGTGGATCCGAACTACCCCAATCCGACGTTCCTCGGGATCCCGCTCGACCCCATCTCGACGATGGACACGGCGACGATCTATCCGACCGGCGCCGCCAATGCGATGTCCTACGAGGGCGACACCGCCGGAACGACCAACGCCGGGCCTCGGTACTTCTTCGTGAACACGTCGAAGATTCAGCCGGTGTTCCACTCCGAGATGTACTTCTATCGCCACGATCCTCAGCGGGACATCACCGACCCGAGCACCTGGGCGCAGTACATCGACACGTACTACAACATCCTGCCGATCTCCCGTCGCGCGCACGGGATCGTGTACCCGAGCGCGGACATCACCGGATTCACTGGAGCGGCGTGAGCCGAAGGAGACACTTCCATGCAGCAATTCTTCAACATCGGACTCCCCACGCCTGTCCCCGAGCGCGGACTCGCTCCCGCTCAGTTCGTCCGGAACATGTCGATCCCTGTTCCGATCGGACAGTACAACGTTGTCCAGCTCAAGCCTTCGGTGCTGGAGTCGGACACCCTTGCCTGGAACACGATGATCCCGCTTCGTCCGCAGGAATCTGCGACGATCCAGGACACCGACATCTACGGCATCACCCTGGACGCCATCACGGCGACCAACGGTGGATACGCCCGCATCGGGTTCTACGGTGACTTCACCGTCAAGTGCGGAAGCGGGATCAGCGCGAACGGGATGTGCCTCGTGGCAAACACCACGAACAACGCCACGTCGGACAGCGCGAGTAGCTCTGCGCACTCGAACTGGCTCATCGTCATGGGTTCCCTCAACACGACCCAGACCACGGCCAACCACGTCACTGCGCCCTTCGACGGGCAGAAGGTTCTCGGGTACGTCATCAGCTCGAACGCCACCTCGAACACGACCGGGCTCACGCAGCTCGTTCGGTTCAACGGCTTCGGCTGGGGCAACGGAGCCTTCTGACGGCCATGGCGCTCACGCCTGAGTCCGTGCTGGGAATCGTTCGGAGACGAATGGATGGAGATCCTTCGGTTCCGATCGTGACGCTGTGCAATCAGGCGGGAGCGTTCATCGCTTCCAGCTACGAATGGTCCTGGTTGACGAAGCGGGCGACGGTCCGCTTGCCTGCCAACCAGGACCGCATTTTCCTTCCGTCCGATCTGGGGCGCTTGATGCCACCGATTCAGCCGAGCAACGGAGACTTGCTGGGCACGTTCGAGCTGCGCCTACTGCCAGAGATCATGGCGATGCGATCCTCGAGCGTCCTCGGAACGTCGTATTGCAGGTTCGGGGCGTTGAGCTACGCCGCGGATGCCGATGGTGTTCCGGTTCCTATCCTTGAGGTCTATCCGACCAATGGGGACGAAGTCGTCGAGTACGAGTTCTTTTATCGCGCGCGTTGGACCAACGTCGACCAGGACTCGAAGCCTCTTCCGATGCCTCCATGGCCGGAGCTGGAGGCCATCTTCCTCGACGTGGCGACGATCTACGCAAGGAGCTACGACGAGCAAGACATGGCCCTGCGTTCGACGATGCTTGCGGACGTTCGCACAAGTCCGGACTGGGATGCAGCTACGCGGCTCGACGCGTCGGCGCAAGCGGAGATCGGTCCCCTGCGGGGTGGCGCATTGATGTCCGCCTACGGTTGGGAGCCGCAGATGGAGCATGTGATTCCTGGCGGGCCGGTTGACCTATGACGCGCGTACCGATACCTCCGCCGATCGGGGGCCTGTCGGACGCGTTCTCGTTCGAAGATCAACCCCCCGGGACTTCGACCGATGAGCAGAACGTACGGTCGTTCGATTCCGCGACGGGGCGTAGGCGGGTTTCTCCACGAGCGGGCCTGGGAAGGCTCTCCAGTTCGCGCCTGACGGCGGACGGGAAGATCCAGACCATTGCCAGCGTTGCGTTCGACGCGCGATCCACGACGTTCCTGGAGCGTGCTACGACCTCCGCGGGGGACCTCACGAAGTGGAGTGAGTCTCTCTCGTACGGTGTGGAGTGCGACGTTGTTGTCGTCGACTTCCAGGGGAACGTGTTCGCCATCGACGGTGGCGCGAGCATCGTGAAGTTCAACAGCGCTGGTGTGCAGCAGTTCTCCTTTCCGCTGCCGCTGGTGAACGACTCTCAGATCGTGCGCGCCCTGACTGTCGACGACTTTGGTCTGCTGTACGTTGGTGTCAGCGAGGGCGGACCGGAGAGCGAGGCGTGGCTTCGGGCCTACACCGCAGACGATGAGAAGAACCTCATCAACCTGTGGGAGCTTCGTCCTGGCGCGTTCGTCGAGCAGATCGCCCTGAAGGACGACAAGCTGTTCGCGGCGTGCAACATTCCGAGCACTGGCCGTGGGCGTGTGTTCGTGTACGAGAACATCGGGGGCACGAGCGAGCCGACCGAGGTGCAGAACTGGTACGTCCCGTATCCGGTGAACGGCACGGCGATCATGCCGAGCGGCGAGCTTGTCACGGTGCACGGGCCCTCGAGCACGCGATCGTTCGATCCGCGCTTCCCCGACCTCTCTGCGATCGTCGACCAGCCGCATTTCGATCCGTCGAAGCTGACCGACTGGGACAAGCGGAAATACTGTTGGTTCAGGGCCGACAAGATCACCGAGCAGTTTGGATCCGAGCAGATCAAGGACGGTGACGAGATCCTGGAGTGGCTCGACTACTCCGGACGCGGGCGATGCCGCCTGTTCCCGGACACGCATCCCGCGACAGTTGGAACCATCAAGCCCCCGAGGTACCTGGCAAGTGGGCTTGCGGGAAAGCCTGCGGTGCGATTCTTTGAGGACGCGCGCCTTGTCACGGAGATGTCGCTTGGCGTTGGCTCGGCACTGAACGACATCCAGCCGCTCCTGGTTCCGAACCAGCAGAGCTACATCCTGTTCATGGCCGTGCGCATCGATGAGGACGACGCGAGCAACGCGCGGCTCGTGGTGTCGCAGACCTCGAAGACGCTGCAACCCGCATCTGGACCGTACGCCGACTACGCACACTTCCGCGACCTTGCGGTGTTTGCGAACGCGGAGGAGAAGTCCACGCTTGATCCCGAGGAAGTGACGTTCGCGGCGGGCAGCCTGGCCATCCGCGGAGGAGCGCAGTTCGTTCGAGACGGGGAAACCGTTGGAACGTTCACCATGCCGGCTCTTGCGTCCGACGAGAACGATCCGACCGATCTTAGGTCTGGTGCGACATACAAGCCGGCGCAGTTCAACAACAAGAACGGCATGGCCATCGTCACGATGTACGTCGCGCTGGATGACCTGTCCGCGTCGACCGCCTGCTACACGCGCGTGAACGGCGTGCCGATCTCGAAGTACCGCGGTGTGAACTTCTCTTCGTCGTCGACTCCGACCGCATCCCAGGACATGGGGGTGAACACGCAGTTCTTCGCGACGCCGTCCAACGGGCACGTTGGGCGCGGGGTGTTTGGTGATCGACGATCGTCCGGGTACACGAACAACGTCGACAAGGGATTCTCTGGGGAGATCTACGAGTTTCTTGTGCTGCGTTCGTACACGGACTCGAGTGGCAACATCGTCCTCGGCACCGTCCCCGACTACAACGCGCAAGCGTCCAGCGAGCCCGCGCACAACGCCAGCTCCGACACCGAGGTGGAGCGCATCGAGCGCTACCTCGCCTACAAGTTCGGCGTGGCCCATCTCCTCGATGATGGAACGGTGGCATCGGGATCCAATCCGACGTGGGACAGCGAGGGTGGTCATTCGCAGTACAAGCACGCGTTCGAACTGTCGAACGGCCCGGACGGGACCGTTGGCCCCACGTTCTTCAACAACATTCTCGTCACCGAAGCCGATGGGATCGCGGCGAAGTGGAGCGCGCAGAATGGCGCTATTCGCTGGGCCTACACGGACTCTGGTGTGGGCTATGGCGTTGCCGTGGACAGCGTCGGGGACTCCTATCACGTTGGCCCTGCGACGGACACCTCGGTGGCTGGATCGGTAACGGTGCGCAAGCTGGTCGACGAGGAGGATGATGTATCGTCCGACTGGACATTCACGGTCACGAAGTCTGGCTCGAGCGGGTACTCCGACTACGTCTACGAGCACCCGCGCTTGTCCGTTGACTCGTTCGACAACGTCTGGATTCCTGCGAACTGGGACTCCCCGGCTGTCGTGTACAGCGTGCTCGGTTTCGCCTCGGATGGGACGCAGGTCCTTTCGTACGTCCTCGGAGGATCGCAGGTTGCTCGTTCCGTTGCGGTGAATCCGGCGGTCCCGGACTACTCGCGCAACCCAACTGAGATCGACCTCCCAGAGTACGTCGTTGCTGGAACCGAGATCGGAACGAGCCGCGACACGCTGCATCAGATCCAGCTCGTTGATACCGAGTCGAACAACGCGGCCCCGAGGAACATCGTTTGGGTTGGGGCTGGAGGTGGAGACATCAAGACGTTCACCGGAGGATCGGTCACCGCTGTGTCCGGTGGGTCCGGTGCCATCGACGTCAACGCTCCGCTGGTCAGTTCCGTCGTGGCCTTCAACAAGGTCTATTTCGCGGATGGCCGGTCCTACAGCGTCTACGATCCGAAGCTCAACACGGTTTCGGAGTGGATCGCCACAAGCGGAGGTTCGATCCCGGCTCGCTGCCAGATCGCTACGTTCTGGCGTGGAAGGATGGTTCTCGCCCGAGGTCCAGATGATCCGTTCAACTGGCACATGTCGGAGCTTGGGAACCCAGATGGGTGGGACCAGTTCCCGCCCAACTCGCCCATCGCGACGCAGGCGATCAGCGGGAACAACGCGCAGATCGGGTCCGTCCCCGACATCGTCACGGCCCTGATCCCCTACGACCAGGAGCGCCTGGTGTTCGGCGGCGACCATACCGTGAACATCATGTTCGGGGATCCGATGGATGGCGGCGTGATCTCCTTGGTGAGCGATAGCACGGGGATCGCCTTTGGATCGTGTTGGTGCAAGGATGAGAGTGGAGCGCTCTACTTCTTCGGGTCCCGCGGTGGCGTCTACACGATGGCCCCTGGCGCGACGCCGATTCCGGTCAAGATCAGCACGATGTCGATCGACCGCAGGCTGCGCGATGTCGACCTTTCCACGCACACGTTGTCTATGGTGTGGGACGTCGACGAGCAGGAGCTTCGCATCTTCCAGGTACCGTATGCTCAGAGCGCGACGGATGTCCCGCACTTCGCATGGGAGAAGAAGACGAATGCGTGGCATGTCGATCGGTTCTCGGACCTATCGGTGCAGCCCTCGTGTTCTTCCGTTCTCGACGGCGATGGACCCGATGATCGCGTCATTGCCGTTGGATGCGTTGACGGGTTCGTTCGCTTCATCGACCGCGACTCGAGCACGGACGACGGGTACACGATCGACAGTTACACGACCATCGGCCCCTTCATGTCGGGCGATGGCGGCATCCGCATTCGAGACCCGAAGATCACGACGGCTCGCGATCAGGGCGTCGTATGGGTTGAACTGTTCGCCGGGGACACCCCGGACGTGATTGGTGATCCTCTTGCTTCGGCCTTGCTTCGCCCGGGCCAAAACGGTCGTGCCCGCATTGGAGTGCGTGGCTCGTACGCTTGGCTTCGATTGCGCAGCGCAGCTCGAGGTGGTCGTTGGGCGTTCGAGAGCGGGACGATCGACGTGCACGCGACAGGACGAAAGGTGGCCCAGTAGTGGCCTCTCGCAAAAAGATCCCCCCGGCGCGCAACATCGCTCGCGGGTATCACGCTGGTGACCCTCGCTATGAGAAGAACTCGCGCGTGTCGCAGTCGACCGGAGAGACGCGCATCATCCGCGTCGGAGGCGACGGTGGAGGTGGGGGCCACGTCAAGGTTGACTCCAAGGTCGACGTGTACGTGGACAATCTCTTCGTGGCGTCTCGCGATGGGATCGACATCGTCGCCGGCACCGGAGTGACGCTGACGGCGACCGACCAGTCGGCGCAGGGGAAGGTCGAGGTCGTCATTGACGCATCCTCCGGATCCGGTCTCTCGGACGGTGACTACGGCGACGTGACGGTGAGCGGCGGAGGAACAGCGCTCACGGTTGACAATGACGTGGTGACGTTCGCGAAGATGCAGAACATTTCCACCGACAAGCTGCTCGGGCGTGACACTGCGGGCACTGGAGATCCAGAACAGATCGACACGTCGACGGCTTTGGACTGGATCGGCTCGACGCGCGGAAACGTCCTATTTCGCGATGCAAGCAAGTGGAATGTGCTGGCTCCTGGGGCGAACGGGAATGTGCTCACGACGGGTGGCGCTGGTGCTGACCCGTCCTGGCAGCCGCTGTTGACTGAGACCGAAATCGACTTCGGCTCGACCCCGGTCTACGAGGCTACCTTCACCGTCTCGGATGCGCGCGTGAGCGGCACTAGCTTGGTGTCCGTCTCGCCGAGCGGCAACGCCCCCACTGGGCTCACGTCCGACGAATGGCTTTGGGACGCGATTGGTTTTGCGGCGCTCCCTGGCTCTGGCTCGTTCACTCTCTACGCGCACGCCGAGCCTGGTCCGGTCAGCGGCAAGCGCAAGATCCTCTATCAGGTGAAATAACACATGGCGCACATTCAGGGCGGCTCGAGCGCATCAGGCTTGGCCAACGTCGACAGCAACTACAACCTCCAGGTGCGCACGCCAACGACGGAGGCCCAGGCCGGCTTTTCGCAGATGTCGAGCGAGATCGACGCTGGATCGTTGACCGGATCGCGCCTCGTGAAGGCTCCCGAGGTGAGCCCGGACTACCGCTTCCGTGCGGGTCTAGATCAGTCGATCTTCAATTCCTCGTTCGAGGGGACGGTTGTTCCGCAGGCGTTGCTGTCGCAGGTGGTGAGCACGTACGCGATTGCTCAGGCGAGCGGGTTCCTCACGCTGAACAGTGGTAGCTCTGTCGCGGCTGGCCACGCGGTCATTCGCACGTACCGCACGTTTCCACTGTTCGGTTCCTATCCGACCTATGCGGAGTTCTGGGTTGTCGAAGCAAACGAGACGGCAACCAACGCGATTACCGAGTTCGGCCTTGGGTACGCGACGACGACGGCGGCAGCGACCGATGGCGTTTTCTTCCGTCGCGTTGGCTCTGGTCAGTTGCGTGGCGTGGTGAACTTTGCCGGCGTGGAGGTGACCTCCGATCTAACGTCTGGGAGCGTCGGAGAGCGCCACCACTACTTGATCGTGGTGCACAACGATGAGGTCCAGTTCTGGATCGACAACGTGCTTGCGGCGCGTGTGGCGACGCCTGTTGGACAAGGCGGTCCCACGCAGGCCTCGGCTTTGCCCGTGTTCGCGCGCGTCTACAGTGGATCGGCGACGAGTGCGGCGCGCAGGCTGTCCATTGGCTTCGTGAACATCTCGATTGGCGACATGTTCACCGGCAAGCCATGGTCGCATGCCATCTCCGGCGGAGGTGGCGGTTCGTACCAGATCCAGCAGGGAACCGCGAGCGGTGGCACGGTGAGCCGCGCCGCCGCGACGAACGGTTGGCCGGCAAGCACGACGGCAAAGACCAGCGGTACGTGGACGGCGACGAGCGCCCCGGCCTCGAATGATCTTGGTGGCCGCTGGCTGACGCCGGCCATCAGCTCGCTCACGAGCGACGCGGACTATCCCGTGTTCAGCTACCTGAACCCCGCCGGCACGAACGCGCTGCCAGGAAAGACGCTGTACGTGACCGGAGTGCGCGTCGGGGAAACGATCGCGACGGTCGCCGCATCGACCAACGGAATCCTTTTGTGCTACGCGCTGGGTGTCGGATCTACGGCATCGGCGACGACGGCGACGGAAGGCGCGGCGGTCATTGCGGCGCGCATCGTCCCGCTTGGCCAGTGCTACTTCCTGGCTACGGCAGCCATTGGTGAATCGAAGGCTGGTTTTGAGGTGAAATTCGATTCTCCGCTCGTCGTTCCAGCGGGAACCTACTTCCAGTTCATCGTGCGTCCAGTCGGTACCGTGACGAGCAACACGCTCGTCGTCACTGGCATGCTGAGCGTCAACGGTTACTTCGTCTAGGAGCAGTGGTGTCACAATCTCAACAGATGCTTGAAATGCCGCAGGTCGAGCAGTCGCTCGCCGGCCTTGGATTCGAGCGCATCAGTACGGTCCACGGGTCCACGTACAAGGACACTTCGACGGTCATCATTTGCCCGACGCGCGGCACGATCAATCACCGCGTCGTCGCTGCCTGGCAAGCGATGGCTGCGCCGATGAACCAGAAGCGGGCGTTCATGTTTTGCGCTGGCGACGAGGTTGGTCGGGCCTACGACGGGATGATCGAGGCGATCCTGGCTCATAGCGAGCTGTCGAAGTGGAAGTACGTGATGACCGTCGAGGACGACAACATCGTTCCACCGGACGCGCACATCAGGCTCCTTGAGTCGATCGAGGCCAGCGGTGGATTGGACGCCGTTGGCGGCATCTACTTCACCAAGGGCGACCTGAACATGCCGATGGCGTACGGTGACCCAGAGGAGTTCCGTCGCACCGGAAAGCTGGACTTCCGACCGCGCGATCTTCGATCCGCCATTCCCGGGAACATGCTCGTCGAAGTGAACGGGATCGCGATGGGATGCTCCCTGTACCGCATGGACCTATTCAGGCAGCTTCCGAAGCCGTGGTTCGTGACTGTGTCGGACTGGGACCCCAAGGTAGGAACGGCCTGCTACACGCAGGACCTCAGCTTCTGCGAGAAGGCGAAGCGTGCAGGAAAGAGATTCGCGGTGGACTGCCGCGTGAAAGTTGGTCACATGGATGTATCGACAGGAGTGGTCTACTAGCAATGGAACTCGTCACCAAGCTCCCCGAAGAACTCAAGCTCGACCTCGGGTGCGGGGATGTTCCCCGAGAGGGATTTGAAGGAGTTGACCTGTACGCCACTTCGGCGAAACACAGGGTCAACCTGCTCCGATTTCCGTGGCCCTGGGATACAGGCGAGGTCTCGGAGATCTCCACATCTCACTTCGTGGAACACATTCCGATGTGCTACGCGAGCGGATCGAACATTCCGCTGAACGAGGATGATCTCGACCTGTGGTGTGCGTTCTTCGGTGAATGCTGGCGCGTGTTGAAGGATGGCGGGATCATGACGGTTCAGGTTCCGTACCTGCAATCCCATCGGGCCTTCCAGGATCCAACGCATCGGCGCTTTCACTGCGAGACGTCGTTCCACTACCTGAACAGGCCGTGGCGCAAGGCCAACAAGATCGAGCACTATCTGGGGCTGGCGGACTTTGACGTCATCAGCCTGGACCGCCTGGCTCCCAACGAGGAGAGCTTGAAGCATCCCGAGGTCTCGGCGGCCAGGGCGATGCACTACTGGAACACAACGATGGATATCGTCGCCAGACTTCAAGCGGTGAAGACGCCGCGGAAGGATACGTAGCATGGGACTCTCCCTTCTTTTCCACCAGAACGAGGCCGCGCACCAGTTGGAGCGCGAGTCTGCGGATCGGATGTCGCTGTGGCGCAAGTCGATCCAGATGCTCGGCGATCAGCGCAACCGCCAGACGCTCGACCTGCGCGGAGGGATGAACCTCTACCAGAGTGCGGTTGGAGACATCGGCAAGGGGTTCGATGCGGCGTTGCGCGCGGCGTCCCTACAGGGCCGCGGGGCTCGACGTGGGGCCATCGAGCAGGGGCAGCGGAACGCGGCGAGCACGTCGCAGAGCATGGTCTCCAGGGGCCTGTACGGGACGACTGCGATGGACAATGCGCAGCGCGGTGTTTCGAGCGATACGTCGCGTCGGTTGCAGGAGATCGACGAGGGCCTTGCTGCACTGGTTGGCCAGCTCGAGGTAGGCAAGGGACAGGCTCTGGCCGGGGCGAAGATGGGCCAGGCGAACTTCGGTGCGCAGTCGAGCGCGATGCAGATGGACACGACGCAGAACCTCATCAACCTCATGCGCGATCGACCGACCGAGTTCAACAAGGCGATGTTCCGTGGCCAGGTTGGATCTCAGGTGTCGAATGAGTTCGCCTCCTGGTTCGGTGGCTTCTTCAGCGGTAAGGCTCAGCCCAGGCCGATGTCGTCGTACGAGGCAAGTGGCGGGAGATACCAGTAATGCCGATCATCGCTCTAGGTGGGGCCAACAACCCCAACGTGGAGGCGCGGAGCTGGCTGAACTCCATCGCCTCGATGGGTACGGCCGGCGAGCACTTCTCGAAGTCGATGGCCGCTGGGGCTGCGACGCGCGCAGCGAATCAACAGACGCAGGCTCTTGCTGAACGTCAGTCCTGGGAGCGTGGTGATCGCGCAAAGCAGGAAGCGTTCGATGCGGACCGCGCAGCCTCGATGGGATTCCTGCTTGGGTATGATGACCCTAACGCGCAAAACTTCGTGATGAACGAGGTTGCTTTGTCGCAGCAGGGTCCGCCGGAGGCGCCTACTGTCGGCGGAGAGGCTCGCGCTTCTACATCTCCTGAGGACGACATCGAGGTGCAGTCCGCGCGTAGGATGGTGACGGAGGTTCTCAAGACCGACGCCGGCCGCGCCGAGTTCCTCAAGGATTTCGCGCGCTCGAGGAAGGAGCGCGTTGTTCGATCCGAAGCAAAGCAGGTCACGGCTCGCTTCCAGGATCTCGTTCGCGGGCTGTCTACGTCGGGCGTGGGCGAGATGTACAAGCCGCAGCTCGATGGTCTATCGGCCGCCATCGACCAACTCGACGACGTTGGCCTGGAGCCCGAGGATCGCTCCAGGATCTCGGCGTTTGTCGTCGAGGGGATCTCGAAGATCGAAGGCGCGTGGCGCGAGGACACGGAGCGCATCGCGTCCGGAGAGGCTCTGTCGGCGACCATCGCCGCCCAGGCATCCGGCTTTGGTCCGACGCATCCGCTGTACGCGAAGATGATGGCCGGCGCTCAGTTCCTGAAGTCCGGCAAGTGGGACGTCCAGACCCAACAGAAGTTCTTCCAGGAGCTTTCGCTGGAGGCCCTGGGGATCGTGAAGAACCCGGATGACCCGAACGGAAACACGTGGGTCGATCGCTCTCTGGCCGTGGAGGGCATGCGCCAGAAGGGCATGAATCAGCGCAACTACCAGAATCTGGCTGCGCGCAAGAGCGCCGCTGGCAAGGGGAGGTCCGGTGCCGACTCGTCGCTCAAGGTTTCCCCGCGGGACGTGGGCGATTCCTACAGCGAGGCCGTCGAGGTCTACAAGACGCAGTTCGATGAGTCTGGCATGCCTCGTGACCCGAACGCTCCGATTCGCTCGGTGGACGACATCGCGCAGGGGATCATCCGCAACAAGATGGCCGTTGGGATCGACCTGGACACGATTGCTGCGCGTGTGGCCAAGCGCAAAGGAAAGGGCGCGGTCGGGTCAGGAGAGATCCAGAACACGACCAACGTTCCCGGGCAAATCCTCGCGGTCAAGGCGCCCGTTGCTCAGGCTGCGGAGGCGCCTGCGAGCGCCAAGCCCGATGCGCCTGAGGCATCCAGTGAACCTACCGATCCCCGCGTGTCGGCGGCGCTTGGTCGCATCGAAGCCGTTGGTGCGTCCAAGCTGGCCAAGGTCATGCAGAAGGCCGGCGCGATCGGCATCTCGGTCAGCGTGGCGAATCGGCTCGACGAACTTCACAAGGAATCCAAGAAGAAGGCTGTGATCGACGCACTCAAGAACGCTCCGGCCGAACTCCTGGAGCGCTTGGCCGCATACGCAGAGTCGCTTCGATGACCGATCTCCTGGAACAGCGGCTGTCGATTGCCCTGCGGCGCGCTGGAGTGGCGCCCACCCAAGAGGCCCTGAACGAAGCCTACGCGCAGATGGGCCTCGGATCTCCTCCGGCGGAACCCGCTGCCGCTAAACCGATCGCGGATGCCCAGCCCGCCGGGGGCGACTACGTCGACGTAGCCCAGGGTGCGTTCGCGCGCCAGATGGCTACAGGGCTCAAGTTCGGCCAGATCGTTGAGGGTGCGGTCGATAAGGTTACTGCCCCTGGTATCGGAGCTGAGATCCAAGACGCTGCCCTTCCGGGGCTCCTTCCTCCTGCCCTGTCGGAAATAGCGCGCATCGCGTTGTGGGTTGCCAAGCCGAAGATCGTTAGCCGCGCTCGAGAATCCATACAGGGGTACTTCGAGGGCGTTGGCTCGGCCCCGGAGAACCAGCCCGATCCGAATCGCTCACAGTTCGGCAACGATGTCGCTGCGGGCTTCGGAAGTGCAGCCGGCTTTGCCCTTGGCCAGGCCGTTCCGGCCATCGCCACCGGTGGGATGTCGACCGGTGCGCAGGCCGCGATTGCGGCCGGACAGGGCGCACTTCTCTCGTTCACGGACGCGTACTACGAAGCGCGCGGGGCCGGTCGCCAGGACGCCGAAGCGTACTCCTATGCCCTCGTGCAGGCGCTTGGCGGGGCGAGCGAGGGCGTGGGCACCCTCTTCCCGATTCCCGCCCTGGGCAAGGTTGCTGGTTTGCTCGCGAAGGGCAACGCAGCCACCAGTGGAGCCCTCTCCAGTGGACTCTCCGGCCTCGTGGTTGGTGCCGTGAAGGGTGGCGTGAAGGAGATGGGGCAGGAAGGCGGGCAGGGTCTCTACGAGGAGGCCGTGCGCCGCTGGTTCCAGATGAACCCGGAGGATGCGCGGACCTGGAGTGAAGTGGTCTCGGATGTCGCCATGCGCCAGGCGCTTCCCGCCGGCCCCCTTGGGGCCATATTCGGGGCAATCGACACGGAGGCGCAGGGGTACCTGGCCGCCGACAAGAACACTGCACGGGTGGAACGCGATGGGCTCACGTCGGTGCCCGGTGTTCCGCTCCCGGGCCCGGCCGCACAGGAGGCCCCAGGATCGTCGCAGGCGGAAGACGTCTCCCAGGTCCAACCCGATGCTCAGGAGCAATCCCAGCGCAGCCGGAGAGGCCAGCCTGGCGATCCGTTCTACAAGCGACTGCGAGCGGACGAGAACAACGCGATCCAAGAGGAGGTCGAGGCTCCTGCGGAGCTTTCCGCGCTCGCTGATGCCGTGTCCAAGCGTGGGCACCGGCTGCGCTTCGTACGCACCGCGGAGGGTGGAACGTTTCGTGGGGCGTTCGACGCTTCCTCTGGGGACATCGCAGTCAACGTGAACCGACCCAATGAGGCGATCGAGTACACGGTTGGCCACGAACTGACGCACGCGCTCAAGGCGCGCTACGGCGGAGCGCACCAGGAGATGGTGGATGCGATCCGCGCGGCCGATCCCGATGGGCTGGCGCTGCTCGAGGGCGAGGCGCAGGACCGGAACGCCGGGATCGGTCCCGATCTCACCTCCGAGGAGGGCGCTGCGTACTACGTCGAGGAGGTGCTCGGGCCGTGGATGCGCGCCGCCGTTCGTGATCCGGCGAAGCTGGAGTCGATTGCGCGCGACAACCGCACGACGTTCCGCAAGATCGTCGAGTCGGTGCTCGATGTCATCAACACGTTCGCGGGCACGAAGTTCAACACCTACCGCGAACAGGTACGCGCGGTTCTCGGGGAAACCGGGGTGATCGGACGCAAGATGGCGCCAGCCAAGGCGGCGCGTCTGGCGCAGCAGATCAGCGGGATCATGGACACGATGCAGCCGGAAATCCGGCAGCTCCCGGAGATGGCGCAGGCGCCGACGCAGGAACTTGCGCCATCCGTGCAGGGGCCTGAGCGCGCTCAGAGCGAGGACGGCGATGTCTACTCGCGCTCCAAGACCGCCGAGCCCACACGCCGCGAGCTTTTCACGCGCAGGTTCATCGACTCGTTTCAGGCGCTCGAGGCTGACGTTCGGAAGCGCTTCAACGTCAAGGACTCGACGTACATCGGGGTGAAGGGGAAGGAGCTCCAGGACCCGCTGCTCGGTGTGCGCCAGGAGCGCGGAATCGTCGGGCGGGAACTCGCGGGTCTGCACACGAAGTACCGCGATCCCGTCGTGAACACGATGAAGGGCGCTGGCATTTCCTCCGCCGAGGTCGACGATGTCCTCTACGCGATGGCCGCTCCGAAGAGGAACGCCTACCTATCCAAGATCAACCCCGATGCGGATGCCAGCGTGCGCGACAGCCTCTCGGGGATGTCTGACGCTGAGGCGGCCGAGATCTTGAAGCGCTGGAAGGCAGACAAGCGCTGGCCCGCGATGGTCAAGATCACGGACGCGGTTCACGCGATGAACCGATCCGACCTCGAGCGCCGCGTATCCGCTGGACTCATCGAGCGTGAATACGCGGACAGCTTGGCCGCTGCGTTCGGGGACACGTATGTTCCCCTGCGGACCGACGAGATCCACGGCGTTTCCGGGCAGGGCCGCGGCAAAAGCTCGATTCGTGGAACTGAGTTCCGCCACGCCACGGGGCGCCGAACGCGCGCCGACAGCCCGCTTGTGTTCTCGATGCTGCAGGCGGAGCTAGGCGCCCGCAGGTCTGTTCGGAACAGCGAGGTCTACGAGCGCGTTGCGAAGTACGTCGAGGCAGCGAAAGACCCCAGCCTCGGATTCGTCACGCCGATCAAGGTGGAACAGGTGAACGACGATGGGGACGTGTACGAGACGTCCGTGCACCGCTACTTCACCGAGCCGTCCGTGGTTCAGCGCGTCGTCGACGGCGAGAAGACCAACGTCGTCCGTGACGTGTTTGCGCCTGGGAAGCTGAACGATCCGAACGTGCTTCTCTTCAAGCGCAACGGCGAGCAATGGGCTGTCGTGTTCTCGCCTCAGGCCGTTGACATCGCTGCGGCCCTCAAGAACGACAAGATCGACAAGCTGCCCGCCATCCTCGGGAAACTGCCGCAATACAGTCAGTGGATCAAGCGCGCCGTCTCGCAACACAACCCTGTGTTCGGCGTGTTCAACGGCCTGTTCCGCGATCCAATCTCAACGTTCGGACGGCAATGGTCAGAGCGTGGGCTTGGGTTCTCTATCGACGTGATGCGCGACATCGGGAAGATGGCGCTCGACATCAAGAACGAAGGTCCGTGGTCGAAGGCGTACCGCGAAACCGGTGGATTCATGCCGCCTGGCGGGAACTTCGACTTCGAGTCGACATCCAAGGACATCGAGGCGTTCCTGTCGCGCGGTGAACTGCGCCAGGCCGCGAGCCGCATCTGGTCCCACGTGGATGCGTTCAACGAGGTGATGGAGAATCAGGCGCGTCTGGCCGTGTTCAAGAACATGGTTGAGCGCGGGTACTCCAAGGAACAGGCATCGCTCGCGGCGAAGGAGGCGAACACCAACTTCGGGACCCGCGGTGAGTGGGCTCCGATGCTCGACGCGCTCTATGCCTTCTGGGGAGCCAACGTCGCTGGATCGCGTGGCTTCTGGCTGACGATGAAGGGGAAGAACTTCAAGCAGCTCGCTGGGTCCGTCGTCGCATCCACGGCCGCGCTCGACATCCTCAACCGCATGATGTCCGGGGAGGACGACACGGGCGAGAACGTGTACGACAAGATCCCCGAGAGCGAGAAGGCTGGCAACATCATCATCATGCGCGGGCCTGGTTCGCGTGGGTACATCTCGATCCCGCTGCCACCTGGTGGCCTCGCGTACCTGTTCAACATTGGGCGCTTCGCGAGCGAGGCCGCTTGGGGACCATCCACGCCTACCGTCGCAGGCAGCAAGCTACTCGGGAACGCGATCACCAACGCCAACCCGTTTGGAGCGAACATCGTCGGAGAGGGTGACACGTTCAGCTTCTCTTCGTCCGGGGTGCTCCAGATGGGGGCGCCGACTGTCGTGGATCCGATCGTTCAGGCGCTCACGAACGCTGACTGGCGTGGAAAGCCGATCCACCCCGAGAACCTCCCGTTCGGCGCGCAGCGCCCGGACAGCCAGCTCTACTACGGATCGCGCACGTCCAAGCTGCTCGCCACGTCCACCGCGTGGCTGAACGATCTCTTCGACACGGACGACAGCGGGAAGTCCGATATCGAGGCGCTCGACGTCTCTCCGGCGACGATCCAGCATCTCGTTAGCGGGTATCTCCCTGGGGTTTGGCAGGAGGCCCTGCGCGTCGGGAAGCTCATGGAGAAGTCGACGGATCCGGACATGTCCGTCGAGGTTCGAGATATTCCGCTTGTTTCGCGCCTGTGGCGCAGCGGAAACCCCTACCAGATCGACATGGACTTCCGCTCGCGCACAGCCGAGATCGTCGCAGCCAAGGCACGCTACGACGAGCTGCGCAAGGCTGGCGAGTACAAGCGGGCGTTGGCCTGGAGGAGCGCAAACATCGACCTGTTCCGAGAGATCGGGTCGATGCGTGTTGCCGAGCGTGTGCTCAGCAAGATCCCCAACTCACCGGAAGGCGAATCCCGAAGACGGGAAGCCAAGGCCGCGTTCCTGAGCAGGAATAGGGCACTGTCGAGGAATACGCAACTATGAGCCCCTCTCGCGACACAAACGGAGTTGTCATCGGAGTCTCGACCCGTGTCCAGCTTGGTCTTCTCATCGCCGCCGGCGGCGCCCTACTGTCAGCCGCCCTCGCCTGGGAGAGGCTGGACAGCCGCGTCGCCCGAATCGAGGAGAAGATCTCGGACTTCGTCGACGAGATGCGCCGGGCTCGAGCCGAGGCATGGACCCACGAGGAGCAGGCGCACTTCGTCGACGTGCTTGAGTCGGCCAATCCCAGCGTGCGCGTCCCGCGCATCAACCGCGGCGGGTGACCCTTGACCTGGCTGCGCGGCGCAGCCGCGGCGGCTATCCTTGCCGTCTTCGTGGTGTTCGGGATCACCGCGCATCGCATAGGTCAGATCGAACAGGCAATCGACCGCTTCATCGAGGAAAGAACAAGCATGACACTCATCACCACGTGGCGTAGCGGGGGAATGACGCACACCGTCAACACACCGCGGGATGCCGGAGAAACCGCGGAACAGCATGCTTCCCGTCACAAGGAAGCCGTCGAAGCACTCAAGGCCGTTTACCCACCGGAGGCATGATGAACACCGCACTCGAAGGACTGAACTCCAAGACCCTCATCGGGAACGTCGTCGTGTGGCTGCTTTGGTCGTTCGCCGTCTCGCACGGGTTCAACGTCCCGCCCGAGGCAGGGTTGATTGCCGGCGGCGCGATCGGCCTCAAGGAGACCGCTCGGCGGCTCAAGGGGCAGCCATGACCTCCAGCGCAAAGACGTGGCTGCTTGGCGTCCTGTCCTTTGGCGTCCTGTCCTTGATCATCGCCATCGGGTTCTTCATCACCATCGTGATGCTGGTGTGCGGAGGGTGCGCGACGAGACCGGATGGATCGTTCGACCGCACCGACATCGTCGCCTGGTCGGAGATCATCACCCGAGAGGTGATCCGCGCGCACCCCGAGCGCGCCCCAGAGCTGGACGTTGCGTGCGCCGCAATAGGAGCGTCCCAGGAGCTCGCGGTGCCCATCGTGACCGAGATCGTGGCCACGCTAGAGGCGCGCGGTGTGGCCGCATCGCAGGACGTCCTGGACGCTATCTGCGAAGGAGTGTGCGCCGCATCGCATCCAAAGGATCCGAAATGACCAAGAAGAAGGGCAAGGGGAAGGGCTGTTAGCCTTCCTCCCAAGAAACAGGCCCCGCCGTTCCGGATGGAGCGACGGGGCCTGCGGCGTCTGCGGGGAGGATGTCAGGGAGAGGAAATAGCAGACGCCTCGAACTGGAGGGCGCCAAGGAGGATCGCGTCGGTGTCCGTCGCCGACATGCCCATGCCGAGGATCGTCGAGATGGGATTGGCGCCGAGCATCGCCTGGACCGTGGCGTTCTTGGCGATGTCGGACGGCAGATGGCTGAGCAGGTGACGCGTTTGCTCGCTGTCGTAGCTGGCCTTGTTGGGGTCAGCGTCGTACTGCGGGTGCGACGAGTCAGCGGGGTGACCATCCGAGTGCATCGGGCGAACGTCGTACGGCTCCTGCGTCGGATCCATCGGGCGCGACGCCGCGCTCCACAGGGTCTGTGATCCCTTGCGGAGGTACTCGACGCCACTGGTCAGGTGCGCGTAGTTGATCACCTGGCCGCACGCGTTTACGGCGGCCATCACTCCACCGCACAACAGGCCATGCTGGATGGCCGCCGTGACCATGTAGTCGTGTCCGCTGTACGGAACGTGCGACATCTCCTTGCTGTGGCCGTCGACGGCGAGGAGCCCGTTGGGCATCCACGCAAGCTCCATGGTGTCGATGATTCGTTCGAGCGCGGTCATCAGCCATCCCCTGTGGGCTTCGCTGCGCTCGAACAGCAGTTGCTCCGCGATGGCGCGCAGCATCCATCCCTGGATCCTGCCCCATTCGACTCCGCGGTGCGGGTTTGCCCGGACAGCTGACTCGACTGCGGCGAAGCGGGGGAACAGGCTGAACTGCGCGACCTCCCCATTCTGGCGGATGAGATTCTTGGAGAGTTCGTCGTTGTGCATGTACGCCAAGGTGATGTCGTGGCGCATCAGGCGGATGAAGTGCCCCCAGTCGTACGGCTCGAACGCTTCGAGCGCAGCAGCCTCCGGCGGCCTCGGGGACAGCTTCGGCTGCTTGCTCCAGTCGAAGGGTGCATCGAGCACCGCGCCACCGGAGACGGGCTGGAAGCGACCGTCGTCGCTGCGCATGCGGCACCCGGGGTTGGAAAGCGTCCAGTCGGAGGCCGATCGTGCGTGATCGCGGAAGCGGATCGGCTTGGATCCATTCGCGATCATCCCGATGTGCGTTCGGCACACCGCCATGAACTGCTCCATCATCGCAAGCCGGATCCCCGCAGCGGATCCAGTGCTCGCCACCATCACCCCAGGGGCCTGCGTGATCCCGTAGCCGCCGGTCTCACCGCCTTCGTGGGCCTGCATCGGATGCCATGCGCCGATGCGCACCGCATCCTTGTAGTTCGCAGGGTAGGGGGTGCCGTTGAACAGCGCGTTCGCAGCCAAGCTCGCGTCGACATGCAGCCGACCCAGTACGTCGATCCCGGCGAAGTTCGGGGTGAACACCCCGTTCGCTCCAAGCACGGGGTTGTCGCGGTAAGCGTCGACCATGACGCCCCACCCAGCCATCCAGTCCACATGCTCGGCCGCAGGGGCGACGCTGAATCGCGAGATGTAGCGTGAGCGCGTCGGGAAGAACGTGTCAGTCGCTTCGCCAACGTAGAGCTTGACGGTGTGGCCGGGGGGGATCCTGTCGATCCACGTTGGCGTTGCGCGCTTTACCGTCTCGCGGTCCCGCGAGTGCGCGCAGTGCTCGACCCACGAGACGAACACGCATGCCGATCCGGAGTGGACCCGGATGAACCCGTGCCCTCCGGTCCCAAGGACCTCGTAGACGCGCACGCACGAAGCGTTCTCGTACTCCCGCATGGGCTTGACGGAACCGAACGTCGCCGCAGCGCGCAGCGTCTGCGCAGCACCGGGGGAAAGCACGAAGCGCCCGTTCCCGAGGATCTCGGGTGACGGATTGTACGGCACGTGCACCTCCGACACAGGGGACGGAAACTTCGCGTAGGCGTGCACGCTGGAACCGCGCGCGGAGATGTGAATCTGCGTCACAGCTCGAACCACGCTGCCGTCGATCACGGCGTCCATGAACGGCGGGCGAAGGTCTCCGCACGCCACATGCACGATGCTTCCAGGGACGCCGATCGCAACCTTCACTGCTCTCATTGGCTTTTCCTCTCGGGCTCGAGGCCCATCCTATGAAACTTCAATCCACACCCCCGGACCGACGAGCCTCTCCCGTCGCAGCGTCCAGAGCTTGCGCTTGCCTCGGCTCCCTCGCTGCCCCCAAGCCCACACTTCGACGATGCCGCCGGACTCGATCCACGGTTCAAGCGTCTCAAGCCCCTCGATCTTCGCTCGGCGCGCAGCGGCGTTGTGCGCCGTCGTCGTCTGGATGCCGATGATCCCGACGGTGGGGTCGAGCGCCAGCAGGTCGATGAAACCGAACAGGTCTTGCCGCACCTTCGCAAACGCGTTCCAGCGCTCCGTGATCTGCGACGTGATGCCGAGTGACTTGAGGTGCTTGCGCGTCGCCTGCGTTGCGGAGAAGGGCTTGGCGCGCTTCTTCTTGGGCGTTTCCGCGATGTCGACGGGGCTAAGCGAGGCGGTGGTCATCGCCCTTCCTTCGCCGCGCGGCGGGCGGCTGATGCTTCCCTCTCGAGTTCGTCGGCAACGCAAAGCGTGTCGAGGTATCCACGGTTGAATCGCTGCGCGACGTTCCGCAACGCTTCGGCTTCGACGAGGCGCGCGAACTTCTGGTGGTTGTGCCACGTTCGGCCGTCCTCCGATGCGTTGAAGCACTGGAGGTAGAGCTTCTCGATCTTCTTGCGTGTCAGCACGTCGCACCGCCCTTCGCGCGCGCTGCGGCGAGGCGCTGCAATGCTTCGCGTGCAACCTTCGCGCGATTCGCCGCGTAGCCGCGCGTGTCTTCCACGTCGATCATGAACTCATCGCGGCCGGCGAGCTTTGCGATCGCCTCCAGCGACGTAGCTGCGTCCCGCGCCGCCTCGCACACCTCCCTCATCGCCGCGATCTCCTCGGCGGAAGGGATCGGGGCGGAATGTGATTCGTTCATGGGCGGGACTCCAGGCAGGCGCGCCATTGGTCTACTTGGCGCGTGCCGATTTGCGGAGTGTGAAGCATAAAGTCGCCACAGCACCGCGCAGGCGCTGACGCAACACTTTGGATGGCATCGCTCAGCGCCTCCCGCAGTCTCTCGTTCTCCGCCGCGAGGTCGGGCGACGGGGCGCGGCGGTTCCATTTCTCAGGCGTGTCGAAGTAGACCTCGCACGCATCGCATCCGTAGTGCCGAATAACGCCCTCTCCGACATCGACGGAATCCTCGCAGACCCATTCGTCGCTGCCACAAAACGGGCACGGCTTCAATTTGGTCGCCTCCGCAGCCGCCGACTCCTCCACCTTCGCGCGACCGACGAGCTGCTCGATCATCAGCTCGGCCTCCGAGCCGTCCGTGTCGCCTGAGTCTGCCCATTCCAACGCCTTTGCCACGCTGGCGACATGTATCAGGTGGGCCACGAATGCTCTGCGCGCTTCGCTCGGAACCGGGCTCTCGGAGCGCGCGGCTATGTCGCTCGCGAGTTCGTCGATGCGATGGTACGCGTATTCGTAGGCTCCGCCGCTCATGTCTTCCCTCCGCGCCGCTTGGGCGCGTTCATCTCAGCCGTAACCGTAACCGTCGCCGGAGCCGCCGCCTCCGCGACACGGCGCAGCGCGACGAGTTCGGCGCGCAACTCGTCGAGCTGGCGTGCGTCCATGTCAATCCTGCACGCGCCGCTGCGCGATCGGGTCCACTTGGTACGTCACCTGGTACACGCCGGCAGGACAGACGTGGTGCGCATGCTCGGGATGCGTCAACGTGAACCCGCTCGGAGCAACGACGACCGGCCCAAGGTAGGCCGACTCGGGAACGTCACTGTGCGGCTTCACAGTGCCCGGCAGTTTCGATCCGGCGAACACCTCCGCGTCTTCGCCTTCGGCCACGTGGCGAGAGCCGATGGTGGTGCCGACGGCGACCTGTCGCGTGCCGAGCTTCGCACCGCGCGGCCAATCGTCAGCGACACGATGCAGGTACACGTCTCCCTGGTGCAGCGCCTGGCCGATCGACAAGCGACGGCAGATGCGCACTTCGGCGTCAGGCTTCGCGGAGGTGATGGATTGCACGGCGGATACGGCGGTAGCGTTCTTCATGTGTTGCCTTTCAGGACTTGTTCAGGATCAGTGACTCGTCGAAACCGCAACGCGCGATGTGCGCCTCGCGGCATGTGTTAACTTCCGTCGGAACGGACATGTAGTAGGTGCGACCTGTCGAGCCGTCGGTGCCTACCAGCCATCGGGCGCCGGTCTCATCTTGCAGCAACGCGCGCGGCGCCGCACCTTTTCGTGCGCCCTCGTAGTCCGCGTCGACCAACGTTGCGTTGCTCTCGAGCAGGTAGCGGTCGACGCCCATGCGCTCGACCATGACTCGACGCACCTCCTCGTTCCGCTCTGCGCGCACATGCTCGATCGTAATGCGCTTGGGGTGCTCGATGATCCATCCAGGCACGCGCACGCCGTGCCACGCCCACAGCTTGGTTCCGTCGCGCCACTCGCAGAACGGGCCGTTTTCGTTGTGCGGCCGATTTCGATCGTCGACTGTCAACGTCTTCGGCCGATCGCTCACGATGCAGAACTCGGCGTGCATGTAGCGCGGTCCTCCGTGGATGGCGGCAGACTCCCAGTGCTGCCACTTCGAGTAGTCGATGTCGAGCTTGGCGACATGGCGGAAGAACGAGATGAACGAGGCCCACGCGGACCATTGGTTGCCTCCCGACCTAAGGCGCCACGACAACGCTGCGCACAAGATCCCACCTTTACCAGCCAGGCGCTTGACTGCGGCGGCGCAGGATCCGGCGAAGAACCATTCGTCGCGCGTGACGTCGTTCGTGGCTGCATCCGTGGCTGCATCCGTGGCGTCTCGCGTGGCTTCGGCCGTGGCGTCTCGCGTGGCTTCGGCCGTGGCGGCGTACGTGGCTTCGGCCGTGGCGGCTCGCGTGGCTGCGGCCGTGGCCTCGTCCGTGGCTGCGGCCGTGGCTGCGACAGTGGCTGCGGCCGTGGCGGCTCGCGTGGATGCGTTCGTGGCTTCGGCCGTGGCTGCGTTCGTGGCTGCGTCCGTGGCTGCGTTCGTGGCTGCGGCCGTGGCGGCGACAGTGGCTGCGTACGTGGCTGCGGCCGTGGCTGCGGCCGTGGCGGCTCGCGTGGCTGCCTCCGTGGCTGCGTACGTGGCTGCGGCCGTGGCTGCGACAGTGGCTGCGGCCGTGGCTGCGTCCGTGGCGTCGTCCGTGGCTGCGACCGTGGCTTCGGCCGTGGCTATGGCCGTGGCTGCGTACGTGGCTGCGCACGTGGCCTCTTCCGTGGCGGCTCGCGTGGCGGCGGCCGTGGCGTCTCGCGTGGCGGCGGCCGTGGCGTCTCGCG